ACTAGCATACAATGCTTGTATTTGTTTCGCATACTTTTCATAAACTGTATAAACAGCTATAGTAGTTCTGTCTATACTAGAACCATCAGCATCAAAAAGGCCTGCTAGATACGAAGCTCTAATTTCTTTAGTACCTTGAAGAATAAAATCAGGCACACTTATACATTTATGTGCTTCTTTAAACTTAGAAAAATACCAAGATAATTGTTTAGATTGTATTCTAATTTTATAACTTTTATCTTTTTCTGAATCTGGTATATCACAAAAATGTAAGTTAGGTCCAAAACTAGCTAGTGTTTCTTTTGCTTTAACTGTAATACTTGGATAATTAACATTATCACATGCAATACTAATATAAGCATTATATCCATTTTTTTCAAAATTAGGATATGTGTATCCGTCTCCGTGAAATAATCCTAGTAACCAAGATACGTCTTTATTTAATTCAGGTATTGTAATATCTTTACATGTTGTTGATTTTTCTGTTTTATTATATTCCCAACTAGGTAAACTAGTTTTTATCCCTTCTATTTCATGTTCTGGAAATACTAATCTATCTCCAGTCTTTAGATACTGGGCTTGGGTCCAATAATAAGTATTTGTAGAGTCTAAGACAGCTATTTTATGTTTTGGAGTACATTTAAAACTACCTAGCTGAGTATTTATAGAAATAACTTCTTGCTCTCCTTGATATACTAATTCCGATACTTTACTAACACCCTTGGAAGTGTAAACTTCTTCTCCAGGAATAATATTTTTTATTTCTTTTAATCCTGTTTTTGTATGAATTAGTGTATCTTCAGGTAAACATCTTCTAACGTTTCCTGCTACAACAATTTTTCCAATAATATTCATGATATCAACAATATCGGTACTAGTAATATAATTATCGTCACTATTAGCTCTTTTATTAAGAATATCCATGATTCCGTAGAAACCTTGTACTAAAGGTTCTGGGCCGCTAGCTACTCCTCCAAATCCTTTAATAGGAGTTCCATATTCTCTAACTAAATGAGTATCTGGAATAATAGGAACTCCATCCGGGTCCATATAGCTGTCGATAAGAGTACATATTAAGTCTACCCACCCCTCTCTACTATCTTCCACAGTAATTACTTCTGGATCACCTTCAGGTTTGTATATATCAATATTACCAGCCCCTTTTGTATCAAATCCAACACCAACTCCTAACATACTCATATCCATTAAGAATCCAAAAGGTTTACTCCACTCAGTACCAATATTTTTAGTTGTTACGAAAGCACAATTAGAAGTTACAGTAAACCCGTCAATAACAAAGTTTTCGTGTTCTGGAACTACAGCACATAAAACAGGCTGCAGTTCTTCTAGTTTTTCTATAGATATTACTTTATGGAGTGGTCTTTTTATTTTAGATTTATTTTCTACCCAATGATGTAAGTGACTTTCTTTTAAGAAGAATTTCTCATTTAAATCATGTTTACAAATATTTAATTGGTATAAATCTCTATCTTCACTAAAATTGGTTGAATTAGAGCTATCTTTAATGATTTTAGTTTCAATACCTACATATTCAAATAATTCTTGGACCTTTTCTAGTTCTTCTATCTTTGAAGAGGCAATTCTATAGGTAGTCCCTACAGAACCATCTGCAGCAAAATATCCCGCTAAAAATCCAAAGACATACTTCTTATCTGTAGCATAATCTCCCTCAGGAACTTTAGACCAAGCTTTAGGAAGGTTTTTTACTATCTTAGCTTCTAAACCTGAAGGTAATTTATAGATATTTTCTCTAAAACTAATTTCAGGAAATATACTATTTAATATTTTTTTATTATCTTCTGTGAATTGATGTAATTCTCCATTACTACGTGTACCATCGCCGAAGAAAAACCCATGACAGTAACCTGCAAAGCTAGGTTCGTACTGCTTAGTGGGTGTAGCTCTTGGCAAATAATGTTTATTAGTAAGATAATCTGTAGTAATTCGGTTTTCAAAACTATTTTTTTTATCAGTAATAACAAACCATCTATGGTTTTCAGATGCTATAATTTCTTTAATATTACCTAGTAGAGTTTCAATAGTAATTTTATAAGAAGGCTGCATTTCTTTAGTAGAAATATAAGCATCCACAAACCCTGCTCCTCCAGTAAATTTTTGCTTACTACGTAGCTTAGATAATACTCTTACGTTTTGCCCTTCAATCTCTTTCAAAGCAATCCAACCATATTCCTCGGTAAGAATTTTGGTATCTTCATGGAGAGGGTTATTTAAGGCAGCTCCGCCCTTATCCCATACCATATCGGTACCCATAACCCATAGACCTCGTCCAGGGGGAGTCCATTTAAAGTCAAACATTCTCTCAGCAGCTTCCTCGGCAAGCTTCTCTGCTTTATCCACTTCCCAAGGAATGTGAGAGTATTGAGCATTAGTTTTAAGAATAGTAAACATTCCTTCAATAACTCTTAATACACAATCTGCCCATGTTTCTAAGGAACCATCTTCTTTAGGGCGAGAATATGTTCTGTAAAAAGTAAATTCACTTAACCCACCAAAACCCCACTTTACAGGTTTATTTCTTAATTTAGTTTTGAATGCCTCATTTAAATGAAACTTTAATGGAATATATCCAGGTGCTAACATATATAAATCTCCTTATTCTATATAACTTATCTTATCATTCTTATTTATATTAACCTTACTTATTAGAGGGTGTGTAAGATCATGAGAAATTAAGAATACATTTAAATTCTTTTCTTCTCTTAATACATCAATTAGTTTTTCTTTACCGGCTTCATCCAATACACCTGTTATTTCATCTAAGAATAAAAGATTTATATAGCTACCACTAATGTTAGATAGTAACTTTCTGATAGCCAATAATACTGCTGTTTGGATTCTGCTAAACTCTCCATCAGAGGCTGTTTCGATAGGTGATTCTACACCTTGATCTATAACAACAATATTTAGTTTCTCTCCATCGAGTCTAAATACAATATGGAATTGACCGTCTGAAAGCTCAGCTAGGTAGGAGTTAATTGCGTCCTCTAGTTCCTTAGTTAAATTCTCTATCTTATATGCCACTATACCGCTAGGACTAAAGGCTTTACGTAGAATTGTTAAATCATTTACTCTTGATTTAAACTGTATTATATCATCTTCTAGTAGCTTTTGTCTAGCTAAAAATTCTCGACGTTGCTCTACTAGGGCTTCGATTTTCGTATTAGAGATTCTCACAGATTCATTATGCTTTTGTGCTTTTTCTCTCTCTTCTTCTTGAGTTTTAATAGTAGCATTGATGGTACGTAAATCTACTTCCAGTTTATCAAAATCATCAATAGTACTGTCCATTTCTTCATCAATAAGCTGGGATAACTGTTCAAATCTCTCAATAGCTTTTTTATTTTCCTCGTATTTCTTCTTATCTTCTAATAAAGAAGATAATTCAGAAGCAATTTCTAAATATACATTCTTAGCTTCATGTTCTTTCTTCATTAATTCTAAAGACTCAGATTCAAAGTTATTTTTAATTACTAAACTGTGGCTAATATCTATAGTTTGACCACAAGCATAACATGTATCTTTTAAATCTAGATCTTTAATTTTCTTTGCAATTTTAGCTTGTTCTTGTTGTAAAGTTTTAATTTCAGAAGCCATAATTTGATGTTTAGTATTTTTATTCTTAAAAGTATCATAATCAAATTCTTCTATATTCATATCAAAACTTATACTATCTCTTTCATTTTTTAATATATTATTCTTATCAATTGATCTAGCTTTTTCTCTATGGTTTTTAATTTCTGCCATAAGATATGCTTGTTGAGTTCTTAAATCTTCATCAATTTTTGGGACATCAATTTCATATTTTTTTTCTGGTATTCTAGCTTCATTTAAAAACTTAATTACACCTTCCAACTCACCTTCTAACTTAGTAGTTTGTTTTTCTACTTGTTGTAATTTAAATTTAGCGGTCTCTCCAATTTCTAAATATTTATTAAGTTTAAACAAATTGATAAGAAACTGCTTTCTCTTTGCATCCGTAGTTAAAAGAAATTCTAATACATTTTTGCTACTTTGATAATTTAACTGAGTAAATATATCAAAATCTATACCAAGAATATCTAATACTTTTTTATAGGTATCTGGTACCTTGTGTTCACTAATATCTTTTCCGTTCTCTAACAGAGTTACTTTAGTAGAAGCACCTGTTCTAATTACTTTAATACAATAATCGTTTGCATCTTTTTTAAAATACAAGTTTCCTGACCAAGACTTTGCACCGCTATGTCTATGCAGAATTTCTCCTTTTTTAATTTTTTTAATATTTTTACTAAATAGTAATTCTTGAATAATTAAAGATATACTAGTCTTACCAGTACCATTAGGGGCTGTTAACTGTGTGATTTTTTCTTTATTTAGGTCAAGTACATTATCTGCTCCATAACTGTACATGTGACTCCATTCTAATCTTTCTAATTCTATCATTCTATCTCCATGTCACAAAAATTTGAGTTCTTTCATCTGTGTCTGACCAGGTTGTTTTGTTTAAAAATCTACTAAATTCATAATGTATATCATGACAATTTTCCCACCCAGTATATTTAGGTCTTTTTTTAATTTCTGGAAAGGCGTTATGAATAAATGTACTATCTTTGTTTCCTGCTTGATTTAAATCTATATTTCTTGCATAATGACAAAAAATGCTTTCTAAACTAGTAAAAGTATAAAATCTTTTATTTGTGTTGATAGCATATTTAACCATATTAATACAGTCTTCCCACCAACCAAAACCTAGTTTGTTATGAAAATCAGGATTATGACCACTAAAAATAGTTATTTGATTTGTACTTTGAACATCTAATAATTCGCACAGTACCGCTTGACTTAAACTCTCACTAAATTGACCATACTTTACAAATTTAGGTAATTTATAACATAGTTTTTGTAAATCTATATCTATAATTGTATGTTCTATTTTATTACGTTTACAAAAAGAGTAAGCCCAATCTAAATCATACTTATTTCTATTAAATAAATTTAAGCTAATAGCTGAATAAGGTATTTTAAGATGATTAAAAGCGCAAGCAGTAGCTTCACTGTCAACCCCACCACTTAAAGCTAATACATAATTATAAGACTTACCCCATCTATTATGAAATTCTGAGACCTCGTATATTAAATCATCATAAAAATTAGTAAATGATTTATATCTAGGGATTGTTACATAAACGCCCTCATATATTTTTGGCCTCATTAGGGAACTATTTTTATATTTCCAGTATACTCTATTTAGGTCAGTATTAGTCATTTTTTAACATTTCATAATGCTCTAAAGAACATTTGCTCGAGCAAAAAGGTAAATCATTTTCGTGATCTTCACTATATATAAAATAAGAAGGTCCCTTTACCACTTTAGCTTTAAAATATAGGGGACCTATAACATTACTTTTATCATAATACTCCGTATTATTGATTACTTTTTTACATTTTACGCATTTCAATTTAGTTATTTACCTTCTCACAAACGATTAATAATAACACAACACTATTTTATTAGATATTGACGTATTAGTCTATAACCCCTAAATCTTCAAATTCTTTGAGTATTCCTGTTTTATTATCTATTTTGTTGTAATCTAAGTATCTACCTAATTCTTCTCTAATATTTTTAGCAGTTGATAAATCTAAACTACTACTTTCAATAGGCCTATGAGCTACTTTTTTATCAATTAATTCATTTTTAATATCTACATTACCTAATTCACTTACATTTCCTGTAATTTCATAAATAATATGATGAAATTGATCTTTTTTAATTTGATCTTGCTCATCTGATTTAATTGTTTTTCTAATTAGCTTAGGAAGTTTTAAAGGAATAAAATTAACTTTATAATCATCAATATCATTGAAATCTATAATATATACACCATAATCTCGATTATCTGACCTATCAAAAGTAACATTCATAGGACTACCCGGATAATATGCAGGATAATCTTTATATTTATGATTAAAATGTAAATCTCCGAGTAATATTAATTTCCATTTTCTAAGTTTTTCGAAGTCATATTCAGCGGTGACATGTGGTGGTACTTCACCTCTAATATGTGTAACTAATATATCATTTTCTACATAATTAGGTATTTTATCAAGCTGCATCTCACCATAAGGAAATAACTGAAAACCCTGACCCATATGTTCAATTCTTGTATTATAGGTATATATTTCTACTAGTGGATTACTAATAGCATTAGGATTATCAACATATTCACTTAAAAAACTTTTACCTTTTTTAGTAGCCTCATGATTACCAGGAATAATGATAGTTTTTATACTTGCTCTATTAGCAAAATCTTCAAATAGAGTAGATTCATCTAATTTAGGGGCTGTATCAAATACGTCTCCAGCAATTATATGAATATCGCAATCTTTTTCTAACTCTAAAATTTTATCAAAAAATAGCTTAAATCTATTTGTTTGCCATTCTTTAGGAACTTTCTTCTTATGAAGAAGTATGTGCCAATCTGCACTCATTAATATTTTCATCATAAATAACTCTCCAAATCTTTAATGAATATACTCTAAATCAATCTTTCACCTAATAATTCTTTTAGTATTTCGTGTTCGTCAGCAGCACTATGGTAAGAAATATTAAAATCTACTAAAAACTTTCTTAGTTTTTCATCAATTAATTTAGCCTCATATTCATTTTGATTTCTACCTGTAGTATCATATTTAACTCTTCTTTCAATTAAAAAATTTACATTGTTGTAACTATTAAAGACTTCTAATAAAAAAGGTTTATAGTTACTATAATAATCTTCTGGTGTATATAATAAACCTATAGGTAGTGGGCTATCTGTTATAACCCAGTCTACTTTATGGTCTATAAGTCTAGCTAACCTTCTATTTTGTTTCGCTGTAACATATAACTGATCTTGTAATACATTTAATCTACGTTCCCAAGTCATATCCTTAGCATATTCAGTTACTAATTCTACATTTAATCTTTGCTTTTTCATTAAAGAAAAAAGACCAGAAGCGATAGTAGATTTACCAACTCCCGGCCCTCCAAATAGATTAATTACTATCATTAATAATTTACCTCTACTATATCAATTTTATTGGATAAACTGTATAGCCCTAAAGGTATTAACCATAATAGGTTTTGTATTATATATAATTCTTTAGATAATTTATCCCATTCATGAATTTCTAATTTCTCATCTGTTTTCTGCTCAAATTCACTTAAATTATCAACAAATATATTAAAAACATCTATTTTAAATTTATCTTTTTCTTGTAGGGTAGCAAATAAATTCCAGTTATCTATTGGAATTTGAAATCCAGTTTCTTCCTCTGTTTCTCTAGACATTGCTTCTTTAGAGGTTTCACCTAATTCTACTTTACCTCCAACACCATTTAAAAATCCTGCTTGCCAGGAAGGTCTGTTTTTTCTAATTAATAATATATTTTTAGTGTAGTTTTCATGAATAAATCCTAAACAGTATTTCATTAAGCATTCCTAAACATTCTACTAGGGTTTCCATGAAATGTGTAACTACCAACGTGATTTAAACTAGTGTGTGGGTCTAACCAAATTTCTCCGCCCATCATTTGCCATCTTCTACAAAATGTATAATCTTCTGATAAATACCTATTATCTTTTGGATCATGCATAGTATCAAATAAGCTATAACACCACTTATCAAATCTAGGATCAATATGACTATCATTTTTATAATGCAATTCTGGATAATGTTTCATCATTTTTTCAACTACTTCACGTTTTATCATAAAAAATCCAGTGCTTGCGTCAAGAACCTTAATAGCTCCATCTTTATACTCAACTTTTTTAGTTTCTTTATCTGCAAAATGTAAATTAATAGCATAATCAGCCTGGAAATTTTCTAAATCCTTTTCTCCTCGCGCGGCTGCCTCTTTTACGTTACCCCAATTAACTGTTTTTTTAGGGTACGCACCTGCAATAATTGGCTTATTCATTGCTAACATCCTAACTATGCTGTCGGGATCCCATTCAATATCACTATCAATAAACATTAAATGAGTACAATCACTATCCATAAACATAGCGTTTAATATGTTTCTACCTCTTGTAATAAGACTTTCATTTCTTAAAGTAGTAATTCTAAAGTTAATACCTAATTGCATTAACTTTTGTGTAGTTCTAAACATGCTCAAAAAATATTGGTCTGTTAGCATACCACCATAACAAGGGGTAGCAAAAAATATATTATACTTACGTAGGTAATTTACGTCAATTTGTAGTTTATTACCATCTACTCCTGTAATAGCAGGAGTAGAAGATTCAGAAGACGATGCAGTGTCAAGCACAGGCTCTTCATGAGCCTGTGCTTCCACGTTTGCATCTGAAATTAAAATTTTATCTTCAGATACTCTTTTTACCATTTATGTTAAATCCTCTGCACTTTCGTCTGGAGAGAATTCACTATTATCACTACTAAAATAAAAAGTGTTTTTAATGAGCCACTCTTTTTGTTCTTCATAAGTAGGAACTTTATGCATTTTACTTAATTCATAAGTTTCCATCTTTTGCTCTTCTTCAGTTAAGGGAGTAGAGCTTCTGCCAGGTATAACAGTATATTTGACGTTTTGAGGTAAATTACCTGTCTTTTCTTTTTTAATAGTTAAATCATATCCATTAACTGGATCAGCAGGACTACCATATTCAACATTCTTAGCAAAGTCTACAATCTGTTTAAAGATTGTTGATTTTAAATCGAATACCTTTACTGACTTAGCTTTTCTATCAATAGCATTACACACATATGCAAACTGTGGTTTTAATTCTTCACCCCCAGTTGCTTCTGACGTAATTTCCTTAATAGGGTCAGGTACTCCATCATTAAAACTTTCAGTCTCTCTATTAAAACTTAAACACTCTACTGGTGCCTTTTTACCTTCTTTTGTAGTAACCCAATATACATATCGGGGTACAACATCTCCTATTAATCTGATTTTAGTATCTCCTATTTCAAATTTTAATCTATCAATTTCTTTTCTTTGACCTCCACCTTGTGGGGCTTTTGCTTGATCCCATGATACCATGTTTGTCTCCTTTTATGAACTATGTTCTGGTCTGTGGAGAGCTACACTCAGGTATAAAATATAATCTACCTTGTTTTCGCTCTATTAATATATTATTCCATCTTTTTTCGCTAACGTAATTTTCAGGAATGTAGTCTTGTTTTTCATTTATTCTTCTTAAACTTAACATCCAAAGATATTCTATTTTACTTCTCAAAGGTATTTTATAGTATAAGAATTTATTGTTTGTAAAATAACTTGTTGGTTCAGTAACTTTATAGAAACCTTTAATACCGCCATATTTATTTACAGATAAGTAACCTCTTCTAAATAGTATTGGAGGAATATTATTTATATATAATTTTTCCATGAGTTCGCTACTGTTTCCAGCAATAATATTATTATACCCTTTGAGGATAGCAAGTGTCAAAATTAAAATAGCAGCATTGTGCTGGTCTCCGTGCTGAAGTAATTGATTCCAATTATAATAAGTTATCATAGATTTCTTTATACCCTACTTGTTTATACCAGTTTAGTCTATTTATCTGTTGTTTTTCTACAAATTTACCTTTTAAAAAGAAGTCCCTAATACAGGGATATTTAGCAGAGGCATGATCTCTCTGTATTCTTCCTATTCTCTGTTCTCTTTTATATGGATTATTTTCGGGACATATACTATAATATGTATCTAATCTGTGACAACTAACACCTTCATCAAAAATAGTAGTACTTAATACGCATTTGTATATCGATCCTACATCTTTTAATAACTCTTCTCTATTAGTAGTTGACCCAGTAATTTTAATACTATTAGGAATTTTTTTAGCTAACGCATCCAACATTTCTAATCTAGGAAATAATATTAAAGGTACTCTACCTCTATTTATATCTCTAATAGCTCTATTTGCTATTAAATTTATATAAGCTTCATCTTTACTTAGCTTATTTAACGATCTTGCCCAATCAACTTTAGGGTCTCTAATATTGAAAGGTATATCGGTCTTTATAATTTCGTACTCAGCAGATCGCTTATTAAAATCTTCTGCTACTACATTGAACGTAGTAAAATAATAAGGTAACGCCGCATGTCTACCATCTTTTCTCTTAGGTGTAGCACTAACACCGATTTTAATTTTCGCGTTAATACCGTTTAAACATGACCCAAATAAATCAGCGGGACATAAATGTACTTCATCAACAAGTACTAACCCGTACCTACTTCTTACCTTATCTAATCTATTTACTACACTTTTATAAATACCTACATCAATATCTCCGGTTGTGTCGTGTCCATCACCTATCATACCTATGGTTGCATCTGGAACTAAATTTTTCAACTCTGCTATCCACTGATTAAATAATAAAGTACTATGTACTAATACTAAACATTTAGTTTTACTTTTAGCTAGCATTTGAGTACCTGCGAAAGTATTATGATTTATTATACCCTCAGAAACATAACAGGCAGTTTCATCTACTGAAATATCATAGGTTTGTTGTACTCCAATACTATTTATTGATACTACTTTGGCAGCATAGCTATTAATATAATCTTTTATTTCAGTATAATCAACATTATACTTACCAAGAATTTCTACAGATTCATTAAATTTTCTCAAACTTATATTGTTATTCTTATAATTACTAAATTTTTTACTATAACCTTTATTAGTTAAAAATTCTTTATATAATTTATATACTAGTTTATTTAAATTTACAAAATTACCTGTTAAAGTAGATCCAAAAGATTTATTACCTATAATGTCTTTTCTTTTTTGTTTTCTTTCTATAGAAAACCCTACTAAATTATAAAATTTTAGGCATTCATATTTAGAATTAATATCAATAATATAAGTATCATTTTTATTTGTTTTTTTCTTTTTGATTCTAGAAATAATACCTAAATTAAGTAATTGTTCGAATACATAATAAGCTATGTCTTTAGAACTACTACAAAATTCAACAGTTCCGTCATTATTAGCACAACCATCTGTATCAAATAAACCTCTAAGTAATAATATAGTTTGTTCTTTATTTAATTGTCTTAATTCTGAACAAATTGGTTTTTCTATAGATTTGCAACCTATGTTAAAATTAGTAACATATTTTTTATAAAGTGACTTATTATTTATATAATACTCTTTATGATTATTTTTTGTGACTACTATAGAATTTGGAAATATTTTTGTAAAATATTCTTGTAATTCTTTATCTGCACTTGCAAACCCTATCCTGTTAAGTACTGTTAAACTACCATCACCTATTAAAATTCCAATTAAATAAGGATCTTCTATTTTATTACTTCCGAATAAGTTAGTATTATATTTTCCTACTATATAATCTTGAGTAGTTAAATCATTTATTTTTTTAAATTCCAGTCGTAATAATTGCGCATTCCATGTTAGTAAAGGATGTTTTGCAGTACCTCTTACAATGTTACCTATCTGAGTTTTTACTTCATAACATTCTTCGAGTTTGTTGTCATAAAAATCTATTATTTTGTATTTACCTTTATGATTAATTACTTTGGTATTATTCCAGCAATATTTTAACTCTTCTAAAGATAAATATCCTTTATCTGTTAAAATACGAGAGAAGTGTGGTTTACATTTACCCCATCCGCACGCTGCTTGAAAAATACCTGACCTAATGTTTCCACTTTTAGTCAATAAAAAAGCATCACTAACAGCCTCTTGTTCAGCTCTTAGTGTGCCTTCAAATTCAAATTCTTGTTTTTTAGGGAAACATCTTTCGTCGACTACTTCATCGTATTCTAAAGCCCACCAAGCGTTGCTTGGTAGTTCTACTATATCACTACCTTCATACTCATCTAATATAGAAAATCTCTCATCCTGTAAATTCCAAGAAAAGCGATCTCTTAGGTCGTAAATATCTGAGTCAATTAAATCATTAATACTAAATCTAATTTTATCACTGACATGTATTTTTTTTATTTTTATTTTTTTCATAGTTTTATAGTATTTTGATATTTTATTAATAGATCAAATCTATGTAAATACCAAACTCCGTCAATATACACAAGTTTAGCTTTTAAGTCTTTTAAATTAACACCAACTAAATGATCAGGTAGTTGAAAAGGGTAGCTAATCCCATTTACCCAAAATAAATTATCTTTTATACGAGAAATATCTGTAACTTTATATTTAAATTTTTCTTTTTTAGATAAGTCAAAAACTTTTGCTTGGTTATCTATTCCCCAAACACATCCACTATTTATAAGTTCTTCCATTTTACGGGCAGTTATATCAAATATAACTCTTTGTTTATCGTATTTATCTTCTAATTTATATATTCTATCAAGATAACTGGAGCCAGATATACTTCTATCGTCTAATATAAAATTGGCCCCATTAGTTATCTTCTTTATTGTTATTCTATTACTGTCATACGATAATGTAATAGGTTTCTTTAGTAATCCAAAAAAAGGAAAAGTTATTCCTTTAAATTTACTCATTTTTTACTTTATTTAATAAATCTTTTAATTGTAATATAGAAAAATATAAAAAATAATCATAACTTCTATTCTCTATGAAAAATTCCATATTTCTAATAATTATTTTCACATCTTCTTCGATAGATTCATTACTAAGTTTTTCTGGAAATACACTCATAGTTTCTATACCTTTTTATAATCTTCTAATTCACCCCAACTTGTACCTACTTCAAAATCTACGTTAATAGGACAGTCTGGAATACTTAAGCCTCTATCTTTTTGTAAAAATTGCTTAGTAACTTTAACATATTCATCTATTAATTCGTCTTTAACTTCTGATACAATAGAGTCATGAACCACAGTAAAAGGCATAATATCTTTTTGATAATTATTTTCTTCAATCCAATTAACTAAATCAATTACTCCTAATATATTAATATCACTAGCTACACTTTGAATAAGAAAGTTAACACCACTTCTAATTGCGTGTTTAGCAATACCTGGATTAGGGCTTCTACTTTCTGGTAGTCTTCTTTTTCTACCAAAAAAACTATAAATATAGGCGTTATCTGTAATTTGAGCATTACTTAAATCAATAAAATGTTTAAGTTGTTTAGCTTCTCTGAAATATTTATTAATATGTTGTTTAGATTCATTAACAGAGATTTCATTTCCCGGAGTAGCATCATTATTTACAGTTTCAGCTATTTTAGCAGGTCCAGCCTGATACATAATACCGAAAGTAATAGCTTTACTAATCTGTCTATAGTTTTTATACTCAGTTTTAATTGCGTCAATTTCACAAGGCAAATTAAACATTTGTTTTGCTATATAACTGTGGAAATCTAATTTATCTGTAAACGCTTTTTGTAAGAATTTATCACCAGATAATACAGCAGCATAATAAACTTCTGCGGTTCCTAAGTCACATTGAACAATCTTATACCCAGGACGAGCTTTGAATAATTTCTTAATGTCTTTATTGTCTCTAGGAATATTTTGATAGTTAATAACACCACTACTACTTAGTCGTCCACTAGTTGTACCGTGAATATTGAAGTTACTTCTAAGTCTACCGTCTTCGTCTAAACCTCTTTTAATACCTGCAATATAGGTACCATAGATTTTACTTTTTTTACGTAAATCTAAAATAGCTTCTGCTAACGGGTGATCTAAAGTTTCTAGAGTTTCTGCGTCCGTAGAAAATGCACCTGTGTCAGTTTTTTTAATAGGTTGTAGTTTTAAAATATTAAAAAATACTTCTCTTAACTGCTGAACGCTATTAGGATTGAAGACTTTATTATAGATTCTTTCATATCTTAATACAGCAGGGTGACGCCAAATCTCTTCTTTAGCCTCTTCAATATCAATAAGATAACTCTCTTCTAGAACAGTTAGTTGGTCTTTATTTAAAGGCCCACCATTATCCTCTAATACTCGTAAAGCATAACTAGCAGGTAACAATATTGTCTCATATAGTTTCTTAAATCTAGGATTATTATCTACTAAAGGCTTAAACTTTTTAAAAATTTGGAATGTTGCATCACCATCTTTACAAGCATAAGTGCCTAGAATATCAATTGGAAATAGTCCATAATTGAAATCAGTTAATTTTATTTTATTTTCTCTACAGAATTTCTTTTTATACTCGTCTAGTTCTCTATCATAATCACCTAAATCAGTATATTTCATTGCTAAGGGTTTTAGTCCGTGAGTACCAACGCTCTCATCTAAAACATAATGTAATAGCATAGTATCTTCTACCTTATTAAAGGTAAAACCTAATTCGTAAGCTAGGAACTTAATATCGAATTTACCATTATGAAATATAATAGTAGCATTATTAAACACTTCTTGTAATTCAGAAACAAAATGTTTAATTACATCAATATCTACGAAAATACCTTCATGTGGTTTTGTACTAAAAACTACTCCCAAGATATTACCGTCTCTTGGGGATAAACTTGTAGTTTCAATATCGACTACAATTTCATCTGCTAATTCTAATTCACCTAAATACTCTTCAAACTCTTCTTTAGTAGTTATATACTGATAGCGTTTTTTATTATTAGTACTATCTATTTCACCACTTACAATTTTTCTAATATTGTCAAAAGCTTTTACAATCTCAACTTTATATTGAGGTTTAAAAACAGTCATATTAGGATGAATTAATGGTATATATTTTTTCTCCACGAACATACCGTTATATTTAATAATACCTGTAAGTCCAGCTACATATTTTAAACTTTCTGCTCCTACAAGAACTAATGCATCGTAAGCATTGAGTATTGACATATCTAAGTCAATATCTTTTTTAAGTATTTTGTCCTTCTCTTGAGAGCATAAAAAATGAATATCATAATCTAATCCATGTGCATACTCATTAAAAGGCTCTTTTGCATTACCCGTCTTAGCAGGTAAAACAAATGCTAATTTAGTCATATATTTCTCCAATAATAATTTCTATAAATTAAATTATATTATATATTTAAGCAGTAGTCAAGAACTATTTTGACAACGAGGAGTATAAAAATTTATCTGCCTCTTCCTTGGTTAAATCGCCTGGGTCTCTACCCTCTGGTAAATAAACAATATCTGTTTCTAGACTTCTACTTTCTAATAAATCCTTAATTTTTTGAGCCCCACTTCTACCCGCTAAATCACCATCAAATAACACAGTTATTCTTGTACAATTTATACTATCTAAAAGGTCAGCTTTTTTCTTACCAAAATTACTAACGCCGAAAATACATACTGTATTAGTATACCCCATTTGCCACATGTTTAACATATCAAATAACCCTTCTACTAAAATAAGATGACTTTTATTTTTTATTTTATCTAAAGGGAATAATATATCTTTAGTATTTACTCCTTGAGGCTGACGAGTGTACTTAGCTTTTGGACTATTTTTATACTTAATTTTACCTTCAAAAAATCTTAACTTACCATATTGATATATAGGAAAACATACATAATCATCCATATCATATCTATGAGTAAAGAAAGCATCAAAACCAGTAATTATCTCACTACTAATTCCACTCATCCTGCCTACTGCAGCAACTGCATCTTCAGGTATATGAAGCTCTTTTTGATCTTTAATTTCTAATAACTTATTTTTTAACTGCTGAACTTTATAAGGTTGTTTACTCTCAACATCTACTTTTACTTTAATACCTAAAGAAGCTAAAAATTTTCTACTGCCTCCTTTAAAATCACAAGACCAGCAATGGAACATATTTTTTTCTAAGTTGTACTGCATACTTGGGGTTTTATCCTCATGTATGCCACTAGTACATCTAACAAGAATCTCATTAGGATTGTTACTAGTCTTATATTCTACACCTTTTTCATTTAATAAATCAATAATGTCCATTAGCTCAGGTCCATCTCTTTTTCTTCTTGGTCACTACCATACATTGCTATTTTATGAGGTTTTTCTTTACTTAAACTACTTTTATCGCTAATAACTTTTACGCATTCCCAGTCCATATCTACATCAAAATCCATACGTGCACCGTTTCTTATTTTAGTTGTATTAACTAAAATAGGCCCATTATCGTATTGATAATTCCCGCCTTTAGTATTCTCGGTTTCTTCACCCCTATGGAAAATAAAACTTCTATCAGCACTATCAAGAATACCTTTAGAAAATCTAGCCTCACCGGTAGCATCTGTTTGATATGGGGTTAACATAGTAAGATCATATTTTCTACTAACTCGTTTTAATTCCTCTGCTACTTGAATTTGAGCTTTCCAATCCTTACCATCAGGTGTTTTAATAATATTAAGATAATCTACTACTCCCATAGTGTATTTAGAATATTTATTACTAAACATATTAGAATAGTGATCAATTCTATTAAGAGTTAAACTTTCATCATCAATAATAAAAAATCTATGCTCTTTAAATTCTGGCTTGTCATTTTTAAATAATTGTTCAGCTCTGATTAAATCTTGTTTATTCTTGGCATTACTAAATAATGTTTTAAAATAATTAAGTTTATCTGTAGATTTATATAATAAATCTAGCTTAGAATTAATTATGTGAGAATCTTGTTTTAAAGTAGTTTGATTTTTGAAAATATCAAGGAAAGGTACACCGCTAATAATACTTAATAATCTATCATGTACTTCTTTATGTCTCATTTCGATTGTAAAGAAACTAACTGTATTACCTTGTAAAAATCTATGTAATGCTAAATTCAATGATATTATGCTCTTACCACTACCACGTCTACCACCTAACATAACTAGTTCTTGTAGGGCAAATCCACCATTTCTAGCGTCATATTCACTACTCAACCCACTAGTATATAGAGTAAAACTATCACCTTTCGGAATTAAATCCATGTCTGCAATATCGTAACATTCATCACTAATAGGTATAGCCTCATTCAGTCGTAATAGATGATTTTGAAAAGCATCTACGATCTCAACACTTTCGTATTCTTCGAAGCTATCTAAAAACTCATTAAGAAATTTAATAGTTTCTTCTCTAACACAATAATCCTGTAATTGTGCAACAAGAAATTCGCTTTGGACAGTAGCACTTATATTTTCTTCATGGAGAATTTCATTCTCCCAATGTTGTTGTAGTGTACTATCTTTCCTAATACTGGTAAATTCTTCTATACTAGGAAGTCTAAGTGATTTTTTATAAAAACCCTCAATCTTAACAAATAATAACAAATTTAGCCCGCTAAAATATTGACGGGCTAATTTGGTATATAATTCATGATCTTGTGTTTCAATTAATCGTCTAAGTGTGATCTTCTGTAAATCTAAATTCATCTAATATGTATCTCTTGGCCCTCAAGCATTCCGTTATCTAAATATAATTTACCGTCCTCTGCAATACAAATTTTTGGCTTAGTTGTAAGTTCGGCAGCAATAGTCATCCCATACTCACATTCGTAAATAACGTCTCCGATATTTAGTTTCTCTAATCTTTTTATATTCATTTTACCTCGATTGGAAGAATGTTTTCTCTAGAGCTTTCAATATATCTAGCATAATCTCCTAGTCTCCATATTAAATAGCTTTCTCTTCCATTTTTTTCAATATTATCATATATTCCGTTAACTATAGACTGAACGGCTAGTCTCTTCATTTCTTTACCATTGTCATAAACCCAATAAACCTCATAGTGTACACCTTCTCTAGTTTGTTGGTATTCATCTTTTGCGTCAAACATATGTACGTACCTTTCTCTAACTGGGTTAGAAAGGTATTCTGCATATTCTTCATCATATATTTGTTTAATTAAGCAAGTATCGCTGGTGGGAACATAGAATACTCTATCACCTACACTTAATCTAGTATCTAGATTTTGTACTATGTGATCTACTTTAGCTTCTTTATTTTTTCCGCGACCTCGAATAGGTACTTGTAATTCCTTGAGGATTTTCTTAATACGATAATCGGTTACGTGATACATTTTAGCTATATTACTTACAGCTTTACCTTCTAAATATTCTTGGGCTATTTCTTTCTTTTCAAGCTCAGAAAATTCTTTAGTTTTAGCTTTCTCTTTAAGTTTAGCTACTTTTTCTTCATTTAACTTAAACTCATCCAAAATTTTAGTTAATCTAGTAGTATTATAAGCAATGCCTAAATGCTCACAACATTCTTTTTTTGTTTTCCCTACTTTAAGCATCCAGATAGCTTGACGAATTTTAGCTTCATCAAGTTCTCCTATTTTAGTACCTGCTCTAGGCATACCCTTTTCCTCTTCCTTTATATATAATATCTGATATGTTTAATTATACTAAAATTTTGCCGTTCTAGCAAGCTAAATTTTTAAGATGTTTGCTGACGTAATTCTTCATAATAAACCTTATCCCATTTAGAAAATTCGAAATCTGAACCACATGCACAGAAATTAAATGGGCAAGTTTTAGGTTTTGTATATAATTTAATATTTTGCTTGTAAATATTACCCAAGTTAGTTTTCTTAAAATTAAGCATACAAGCAGAAGGAAAAGCATTACCTTGATAATCAATATATAAATTACGCTGGCCTAATTCACACAACATACCCTTAAAATTATTTAGCTCATTTGTATATAAGTAATTGCTATCTACCATAACAGAACTATCTTCATATACTACTTCTAAATCTTTTTGAATTTTAGTAGATTTACTACTATTTTCAATAGAAACAGTACTACCTATTATCGCATTTTCCTCTACTTGATTATCTAAATAAGTAAAAACTACAGATAAATCATTCTCAACACATATCTTATAAGCCTCGTTTACTTTTTCTGTATATCTAGTATCGTTTAATATTTTTACACAATTTAAATAGTTTTTTTCTTTTAAGTATAATAATTTGGGTAATAAAACATTAATATCACAAAAACTAGCATGATAACTTACAGTAAAATTCTTTTTACCTTGAGTACCATCTAATCTATCTTTTATGATATTTAACGGTAAAGATAAGTTTGTAAGTATATGTATAATCATATTATCAAATTTAGTTTTTAAAAACTTATCCCAATCTTTATATAATAAAGGCTCTCCTCCCGTTAAAGTAATTACTATTGTCTCTTCTAAAGGCCATAATAATCTTAAATAAGATAAAGCTATTACATAATCATCCCAACTTTTAAATCTATCTCCCGGCAAATTATTAGCAAAACTAGCACAATACCAACAACTGTAATTACATCTCATAGTTGTAAGCCACCATACATTTATAGTTTTTTTATGAGAAATTAAAGCTTTTATAGAGTTTTGCATACTAAAAACTCTCCAGCCATTTCTTCTTCTTCTTTAATAAAATTGTAAAAATGTTTAACAGCTACTTCTTTATGTTTAGCTTCAATATCAAAATCAGCATACTCTAGCATAGGGACAGCTCTGCTCATACGATCTTCATCATAATATATATCGCTATGAGAATTTATTCTAGGTTCTCCGGGAATACTTTGAGATTTATGAAATAAAGGTCTGTGTCCTTTCCAGGTTTTTACTGCTTCTTTAAAGAAATCATCTGTAACACTTGGATATTCACAGTCTTTTTTACGCCAACACTCATAATGGTGTATATCTAAAGTACATCTAATAGGTATTCTTTGTGCTAATTCTAAGGTATCATAAATATCATAACCATTAGGTTTATCTTCGTTTTCTACACTAATAGCTTTCTTACAATAATCATTTAGATCTTGATACGCACTAACAAATCTTTGAATACCTGGTTCACTACTAGCTATTCCGTATTTACCTTGTAAATGAATATTTATACTAAAGCTTTCAGGTTCAATGCCTAACATTTCTCCTATATATCCATGATAATGCATTTCATCAATACTATTTTTAACTACATCTGATCTATTACTGGCGAGTACACAGAATTGATCTGGGTGCATGCTCAGACGTATTTTATTTTCTATAGCTATATTTCCAGCAATTTTTAATAATTTATTTATTTCTTCCCATACTTCTTCGTAGTAAGGATTAATCTCAGGAACAGTGAAACAAGGGAACATAGTACTACTAATTCGAAATGATCGAAGATTGACAGGTTGTTTAGCAAAGTAATTCATAAATTTAATTAATTCTTTACAATTACTTACAGCTTTTAACGTAGCTTTTTGGTGATCTTTTAGTGCATTAGTTTTAGTACAAGTACCAATATTCATTTGTTTCTTTAGGGAAGCGTCATGGAATTGACAACAAGTAGTAATTCGATAATCAGTTTGATCTCGATTAAAATAATCTTTAGTCATATTTATCTCCTTAATTATTTATTTTATTGTAATTAAGACTTACTTAGCAATAGTTTTTAATTTTTTATTGATACAGGAAGTGCATAAAGTTTATTAGTTAATTCTTGAATCATGCCTGTGTCTGTATAAACAGGAACAAATCCTTCTTGAAGTTCTTCTGACTGCCTGTATATTCTTTCTAAATGAAAACTATTAATATATTGATCACACAATTCCTGATATCGCTCTAAAGAATAATCTCTAGCATGAGGATAAAATCTTTGTACTAAGTTATCTAAATAAATAGCTAATTCTCGATCATCTAGACTAAGAATTATTTCTAATTTATCATCTCTTAATTGTTCTAATGAAAATTTATCTGCCATATTTACCTCAAAAAATAAAGCGGTAGAAGCTCACACTTCTACCGCTTGTTTTAACTATACTCTTTTACAGAGTATTTTATTCCTTTTCTTTGATCGGATGATCTTTAGCTGCGATACTACGGCGAGTAAGAACAGTTCTAACACCACGCTCAGTTTTGCCATAATGTTCAGCAAGCTCTGCAACAGTTTTATCTGCTGCAATATCTTCGATACCTTCATAAGTATCTGTACGAGAGGCCTTCTTATCACGTTGAGGGGCTTTTAGACCCATGCTAAGAAGCTTACCACGTACACTAGAGACTTCCTTACCAAGTGCTTCAGCGATTTCTTCGATGAACTTACCTGCCTCAACAAGTTCAGTAATTACACTTTCTTGTTCTGGAGTATAGGTCTTAGGTGTTTCCTTCTTCTCAGCAGCCTTAATGCTACCAGTCATTTCAAGGCTAAGAGCCTTACCATTGATCTGGCGAGAAGTGAATTTACCATCAGCAAACTGTGCAGCAATTTCTTCTGCTGTTAGCTCACCGTTATTGGCTTCTAATAAGTTCTTTAGTGCTTCAGACTCTTCTGCACTAAATACAGGTACGTTTTGCTTTTTAGGAACTTCAAATCCTAACTTACGATATTTAGCGGTTACGCTACGACGAGGAAATTCGAACTCAGAAACTAATGTTTCTACTAGCTCTTCTGTTACACCGTTTTCCGCAGCATCTGTCATGCGCTTTACCATTTCTTCTGTATACTGAAATTTACTCATATTATATTTTCTCCTGGTTTGTTTTATGGATTTTTAAATCCTAGTGTGAATGATTAATAATAAAACTATTGAGTTTTATTAAAATAAATCAGAATTTATCTTTGTAAACTCTGTTTTTCATTTATGAGTTATAATAACACAAAGAAATCAAGAGGGCAAGATGATTTTTACTTTATTTGCTCAAAGCTGGCCTTTTAAAATGTCTGACTTTTGCTTCCAGTAGTCTATAATTCTTATCCCATATTTTTCTGCTTTTTCTGCTTTTGTAGAGGCATAATCGCCTGCTACAATTAATACGTAACAATCTTTAGTGACGGCATCAACTAGTTTATACCCAAATTGACCTAAATGTTCTTTTAAATCACCTTTCGTCATATCCATTTTTCCTGTAACACAAACTTTTCGTTCGGCAACAGAATCACTTTCCTCAAAAGCAATATCTTTATCTTCTGCTACTAAATTTACAGGTAGACTATATACCCATTCTTCGTTTACATCTAACCAACTAAGAATTTTTTCTTTAGTTTTATTAGCAATGCCTTTGATTTGAGTATATTCAATATCTCTTAATTTACCAAATTCTTTAATATATTTACAAATCTCTAAGGCAGTAGATGTTCCAACCCCCGGAATACCTAAAGAGGCTAATACTACTGTATAAGGTTTTGTTTTACTCTGTTCAATTTCTTCTTTTATTTTAAGTCCATTAGCTCCTAATATCGCAGTCCATTTAACGTCATTCCGGTAAATATCAACAATATGAGTAAAATCTAGTTTATCTAAACTTCTAGGTCCTAAACCTTTGATTCCCATAGTTTTAATATAATGTTCAAGATTTTTACGGTTAATATTAGCATGTCCTTCTGCAACAAACAGTCTAGGACCTTCTCTATAAGTACTACAGCCGATAGCTTCTTCTGCCATATCAGCAGTAATAAAAGCATTATGTGGGCTATTTACTACCTTACGAACGAACTTCGGAATAACCCCGCCAGCTCTCTCAATTTCAATAGTATCACCAAGACAGAGTTTGTGTTGCTCAATAATACCGATGTTATGTAATGTAACTCTTGTAATAGTAGCATCGTCTAATATAACAGGCATAACAATACCCGTAGGAGCAACTACACCAGAACGACCAACTACCCATTCTACATTTTGTAATGTAGTAATAGCTGTTAGCTTTCCTCTAGGTTTTAATGCTACTGCAAATCTAGGATATTTAGCTGTATATCCTAATTCTTTAGATACTTTAAAACTATTTACTCTATATACAACACCATCTGTAGGATATTTATCTGGGTCTATAGTAAATACAGTTTCAAATCCCATATTAGCTAAAACTTCCATTCTTTTGGTATAAGGCATATCAATACCTAACCAATCGTGAGCAATAAATCTAATATTGCGGAATTTAAACTCCTCTACATCTTTTAATCCTAATGCTCCTGAAACATAGTTACGAAAATTTTCTACGTCACCATTTTCAGTAACGCATTCTCCTGTAACAACAATTTCTGTGTAGTTTTCAGGTATAGACTTTGGCGTACCTTTTAAATAAGGAAATAAATGAAGTACATCTTCGCCATAAGCACCATCCCTACCTCTTGTAAGCATATTAAATATCTTACCTTTGATAAAGGTAAGAGTTAAGTTAGCCCCATCAATTTTTGGGGTTTTAACGTCAAATATAGGATCTACTTCGCTTTTCTCGTATACCTTTTTTAAAGAGTATAAACGATGCTTATGTTTAATTTTGCCGTTAAAACCACCGACCCTACGTGAGGGAGAATTATGTGCTGCCCAGCCCTGAGATTTTTCTGTTATTAATAATGCATCATATAGTTTATCATATTCGGTATCACTGATAGTAGGTTTATTATGATCATAATAAGCAATATCATGTTTAATTATTGTTTCTACTAATTCATCATATTTCATTTATATATATTCCATATTAATATTTGTTATGTAGTATAGAAGCTCTACTAAAACATTCCACGAATCTTGAGTTTTAAAATCTGAACCGCACAAGTTATTATCTGAAATTAATTCTAAAGGTTCATCTTTTATCATCTTCATATTATAATCTCAAAAAAAGTAAAAGGCAACTAAAAATTATCTTAGTTGCCTTTATTGTTATTTTGTTTTTAAGTCTTTTATAAAGTGAGCGTCTTTCCTGTTTATAGGACCGACTCCTAGTGCTGTAATAACCTCTGAACCATCAAAATGCGGCGGTAAAACGTGTCCTTTATCTATCACTAAGTTACAATTTAATCCCAAATATTGTGCTTCACAATATAATTCTTCTAATTCTTTTTGGCTGTTTACAAATAATAGTGCTTTAGTACCTATATTATCTTCACCTTGGTACTCAATAACTGTTTCATAATCTGCTTGTAATAGCGTATTAGTATACGCATGTCCTGCTTGTGTAGCCAGCTTTCCTGGTGGCATTTCTAAATCTCTTCTAACTATTGCATATAATCTTAATGTAGGATCTTCCTAAGTCATTTCTTTTCTCCTTGTCTATTAACTTCTACCATCTCACATTTTGCATGGCGAAGTTCTATATTATCAACCGAATTAATATTGACCGTAAATTCTGGCAATACATAATTTTCACAGTATTCCAGTGTCCAAGGGTACTTCGTATTATAAAAGTACCCTTGTGTAACACTAGCTGGTTGTACGTCTGTAATGATTAATGTATATATTATAACTGCTTCTAACATAATTTATTATATAAGAAATTTAACTTAATATCAAATTAATTCTTTCAGAAGATGGTCGCCAAACTTATATAATTCTTCAAGAGATTTGTCATTTGTATAAGTAAAATCCCATTTTGTCCAATTATCTAAAGAAGTTTCACTTGGGTGACTCATATCCCTTTTACTATTAGCCCTAATATGATTAGGATCACCCTCTAGTTTTAATAATTTTCCTCCTCTAGCAAGTATCGCTTCTGCTTCGTTAGGAAATCTTACATCTGTAATAATCCAATTAGTTTCGTAATTATCTGCATCATATTCCGCAAATAGTGCTAACGTCCACCCATCTTCATGAAGTCCATCTCTAATCGCTTCTGTACCTAGTTTTTGTTGAAATTCACCTACCGTCATACCCCATTCTGGCATATATTTATTTTTACCTTCTTGAGTAAAACAGTCCTCCAAAGATACTCCGGTTAGAAAACTAGTTATATATTTTAATTTATACGCATATGATTTTTTTACAAAACTAGATTCTTTGCTAATTATATAATCTGCTAAAGTATCTTTACCGCTACCTATTTTACCGTGAATTCCCAATATAAACATTATTTTTCTACCTTACCTCTGAGGGCTGTAACTAAATTAACAAGATTAGACTTTTTATTAAGGTTTGTACCTTCTATTTCAATACCTAGTTGATCTTCTATTTCTCTTATCATAGCTTTTACGGTTTCAGTTTTTTTCTTATCAGTCTCTTCTCTTTTATAAATTTTTAATTGAACTAACTTACTAATAACACTTCGGTGTCCTTTATTAAAATGTTTTGCTAATCCATAAACATCCATTTTTTCACTAGTGTATAAATCTATAAGAGCTTGTTCATCTTCTTCGCTCCAGGCTTTCGTTGACATATTATTCATTCTCCTTCATAAAATCAAATTCATATTGATTTGTATTTCTTCTATAAAATTCTGCTAATAAATTACTAGCTATTTCTAATTTTTCAATAACACTATCTACTTCTTCCCCTAAAATTGCATAGCCGTTTTTTGTAGGAAAAAATTTACCAGTGTCACCATCCATTCCATATTCTCTTATATGCACGTATACTTGACCTCTGAATTGATTCATTTTTACAGTAACTTTATTACCACTTATAGGTTTAATGTATGCTGCTCCTATATCAAGTTCAAAATCTTCTACTATCATACATATATCTCTCTTTTAACCTTACTATTATGTAAACTATATAACCATTTATTAGGTTTTACTACCATAACTAGCAAGTATCTTGGTATTTGTGAATTATTTTCTGTCCCATGATATACCAAATCAGGGTCAAAAGTAACTATCTGTCCTTTCTTAAAGTTATAAACACTATGTTTTTTACCATCATGAAAATGATATATAAAATGTTTATCGTAATTTAAAGGAACCATAATTCTAACTCTATAGTTATCTATAGTATCAATATGGTCTTCATTATTAAAATCACTATGTAAAGCTACTTTTACGCCAGGATTTTGTTTATGTATTCTTATTCTAGTAGATTCTAACTCAAAAAAATCTACTAGTCTTTTAATACCTGAATATTCATAATAAATACTAGTAAAACTATAATCTTTAGGTTTTTCCAAGTTCTTACTTCTATAAAAACTTGTGTACTTTCCATCTTCACTTTTTAAAGCTACGGCTTGATTATTTAATAAATCTTTATCTGTATGTTCTGTGAAAGGTAAATGATTTAAACTATCTTCCCAATCACCTTTTAGGGCTGTACTCGCTAGGTATATCATATTGTTTTATTTTACCGCCTTTTAAACTATTATTTAAATAATCTTTACCAAATATAAATAAATTAGGATTTTTATTAGCTAAACCGTTTACCCATTCTTTATATATATTATATAATCCTTCATTATTATTTAAATAATGCGAGTTTACTGTGTGGAAACAGTTACTCCACCAAATTACTTGAGTGCCTTCATCATCAACTAAATTAATTAATTTAGATGAATCTTTAACTATGTCACAATGAATGAAAGTATGCTTTAACTTTCTGTAACGTAGCCAATGTTGGTGTAAATTTTGTTCACCTCCCCATCGTTCAAGTTCTTGGGTCCATAAGCTATCATAATCATCATTTCCGAATGGATTATGTGTGCTTTCGCGAATAAAAAACTGTTCTTTAACTGCTTTAATAAATGCTGGGTAATTTTTACCATCCCATTTACTAATTAAAAGCTTTTTAAACGCTAAGGCACTCTTACTATAATCATAGTAAATAACTTCTGTGGAGTCTTTAAATCCAAATTTATGTAAAAACATATTTGGTTTAAATCCTGCTGCCACACAGTAAATTTTATCAATAGGTTCTTGAATTTGATCTTTAATATCTATATAATTTTCTGTATTCCAGAAAAATACGCTTTGAGGGGCAAATTCTATAATTCTACCTATCCAACTTAATTGTTCTTCTAATTCCTTTAGAGATTTATGAGGATAACAATATTCTTTACATTCTCTCATTTTTGGATGAAAATTATAAACTGTAAGATTTTCTCTTAAACTTTGGTCTATAAAATTCCACCCATCTACGACGGGAGTACACACCTTTGTTTCGTTAGTAGGTTTTAGCCAAATAGGCGTATAATCATGGTGAATATTCTTCTCACTTCTACGAGGAACTACTATTTCAACCTTCTCCCCCTTCTTACCACAAGAAGGATTTCCAAAATCCCTATAGTAGTTTAAGTTTACTAATATACATTGATTATGTAATCCAAAACTATCTTCTTTATGTACAATATGTCCGGTAATAAAAAAATCCATATTATTTATCCAGTCATTTATGTAATCAAAAAACGGGATTTCCTTAATAAAATGTCCGATAGCTTGAACTAAGCAGTAATCATACCCTCTAACTGCGGCATCATCTAATACTTCTTTAATTGTATCTTTTCTTATAATATCACCAAAATATTTATTTTTAGTAAATAAATTAGTTAATCTTTCTATATTTTTTACATCTTGTATATTTTTAACATTTTCTCTGTGAATACCAACAACTAATTTATTTTTTTGCATAACTTTTTATTACCAACTCTTTATAATCTTTATTAGGTATTCCATGAACTATTATATGGTATCTATCTTCATTACTATTATTAATAACCGCATGTTCGTTACCTACATCTAATAAGTAAGCGTCTCCAGGACTAAAAGGTACTACACCTTTATCTCTCATTTTAAATATACATTCTTTAGGTTGATTTAGTGAAATATTTATTGGGGATAATCTATTTTCTTCCATATCTTTGTGCGGCATTATAAAGCCCCTAGCTTCCAATTTCATTATTCTTAATCTATAATACTCAGTCATTGGAAAGGAGTATTTAAAAAATTTAGTAATAGTAGGACATAAATCACTAATTATAGTCCATTTATAGGGTGTAGAGTCATTACTTTCATACCCATAAGAAGTATAATGATTAGTTTTATTCCATTCTATCCCATGTATACAAGTACTGCTCCACCCTTTATGACTTAGTCCTATAACAGATTCTTCACTTCTATGTGCTACATAATATTGTTGAATATTTATAGCTTCTTCTAGCATTGCTTCGTGAGGTACCTCTATATCTAATTTTAACCAAGGTAGATGACTAAATTCTACTATTTCTCGATAGTTATTCATTTAAAATTCTAAAAACAGGTCTCTCAGCTATTGTTTCGATAATCCCAGATAAATCTTCAACTACTTTTTCCCAAGGAAATAAAATTGCATCATTTACTTTAGATAAATACTCTTCTCTATTATGCATATTATAAAGTTTATATAATTTATTTGTCAAATCTTTTATATCTGGTTCATCTATCCATGCATGTTGACCCATCAAAGTGAGACTATCTCCTGGTTTAGTAGCAAACACGTCTGGTTGTGTTAAATCTAAGAACTTTCTAATAACAGTGATTTTGTCACCACACTGATCAGTAACAAAATCATCTGTAGGACCATTAGAAGATACTAAAGGATAAGCTCCACAAGCCATTGCTTCTTGAATATGCATACCAAAACCTTCACCTCTATAAGGGTGTACTATTACATCAGTAGACCTATATAAATTTCCAATCTGATCATCACTTAGATCATCATCAATATATCTTATTTTGGCACATTTTGTTCTATACTGAATTTTTAATATATCGTTTAAGATATTATTTTGTCCATATACATTAGGATTATCTTTAATAATAAGTTGACAGTTATCACCACTACTAAAGGCTTTTACCCACGCCTGTAGCATTATATCTAGACCTTTTCTGAACTGATGATTTCCTACATAGGTAAAAGTAAATTTATTTAGCTTCTGTCTATCGTTATTATGAAAAACTTTATTATCAAATCCATTAGGTAAAATAAATAACTTTTCAGGATTTAAGCCGCTATCTAAGAATCTATCCCCAGACCATCTACTAGGAGTAATAAGAGCATCTGCAAAAGTTTCAAACTTATATTGCCACTCAAAAGGTACTTTACTATATTCCCAAGGTTGAATAAAGATAACCTTAGTCTTATTAGATACAGGCCATCTCCAAATAGGAGGGTAGCTATGCCTAATTTGAATATCTACATCCTTAGCTTCAAAATTTTTAGATTCCAAATTCTTTAATTGCTTAACAACGCTAGTATTTAATTTATACTTACTATTAAATGAATCAAGTGGGGTAATACAGACATTGTAAATTCCCATACTATCTAAATATGTAGCTAAATTTCTACTAACTATAGATAGACTATGATTATCATAAAATTTGCTTATAATTTCTATTACTTTCATCTGTAAACCTTATCTGTTTGTGATTTCATCCAATCCTGAAAATTATTTGCTGGAACTTCTAATAATTTTTCCCATTGATTATCCCCAAAACCTGATGTTTTGAAATTTCTTAATTGTTTATAATTTGTATGGTCTACTTTCTTCCAATTATCAAAGAAAGGATCATCTTTTGTTCGATCACTGTGCCCAAAATTATTAATTTTCATATCTATAGCTTTAGCAGGTCTACAGAAACTCCAATGTAATATACATAAAGGGCTTTGTACTATATTTTTATTATTAGTCCATCTAGCATAAGTATATGTATTATTTTTATCTGTAGCAAAACCTTGAGTGTCACCTCTAAAAATAGTATTGTCATTATTGGTTATAACTAAATACGAATCAGTAACTGGTAAATATTTATAAGGTAAAAACCAAGTAAATAATAAATCTTTTTTAGTTTTATAGGGCTCAAATAAAGGTACAAAACGATAGAAAAAATCATGGGCGTTTAATAATACTTCATCCGCATCAAAACTTAATATCCAATCTCCTGTACAATAATTTTTTAAGAAATTTCTCTCATAAGTATCATTTTCCATAGGAATACTACTTTTATGAAAATTATCTTCTACAATCAAAATTTTATTATCTGTGTCAATATCATCTAATTGTTTCCATAATTTTTCTTCATCAAAGCTGAAAGGATTACCGCTCCAGGTTATTCTATTTACGTCTAATCCTAATACAATTTGATCTACGTAGTTATAATAACTTTTAATGCTACTCATAATCATGTCCGCATCATAACTTATTAAACTAATTACGCTTATTTTCATCTTTTACACCTTCTTAGTAGGGGGAGTTTTAGCTACAGGAGTTTTAACAGCTACTTTTGGTTCTTCTGGCACTACGGGTTTACTAAGCACATATACCCCAACTCCGTTCCACCAATTATTATCATTACCTCTACCACTACTTCTTACAAGTACTTCATGATCAATAGTAATATTTTCTTTTGCTAACACGTTTTTAAGAGCTACTACGGTTTTATCTTTATTAATATTAGACATTAATAAAATAAACGTATCATTGCCTACAGTCAGGACATTGCCTAATGTATTTTCAATTTGTTCTGGAGAAAAGGTATCAATATCAAAAAATATTACATCTTGTTTAGTATCAATAAAATTATTATATTTATTAATATTTGTTAATACATCTTGCTCAATTATTTTGACTTTGTGTTGTACTCTATATTTTTCTATACAATCATGCATAGCATTTCTCACATTATTCCACCCCTCTTGTTTCCAAGTTTCAGCAGAATAGGGATTATATGAAAAATTATCAATACCGATACAACTATTACACCTAGAAACAGCAGCCACGATAATAGTAGATCCTCTATATACACCAACTTCTAGATAATTTGTGTTTGGATTATCAACTAAATTATGTATTAAATGTTTAATCCTAGATGAAGTTAACCCGTACACCTGTAAAACATTAAGATTAGCTACTTTACTAGTTTCTTTATCTGCTAATGAGATAGCACTATCTACTAACTTTTTATATTCTTCTATTTTATTCACTTATTAAATCTTCCTTTTTACTCAATATATTGCTGTATATTTTATTTACTAAGACAATAGGACCTACAAAAGTAAACCATATAACCGTAAATATAAATATTACTATTCCCCAAATGCTTAGCGCAATTATGGCTAAAACTAATGCTAAAATTATTGCTAAAGCAATAAATGGATATAATGTATAAGATATTAAATTAGGTTTTGTTATTACACTATTCAATACTTTACTATTTTTTAAATGATATAATAAATCATCCTTATCTATTAAGATTTCGGGATCACTATCGTCGTATTCATCCATTATAATACCATCTCGTTTATTGTTCTCCATAAAGGACTATTAGCCCATTTTTCTTGTAATCTTTTCATATTTCTTGCCCATTTAGCGTTTAATTCAGAATTTCCATGCATTAATCTTTTATTATCTTTACTCTCGTAATGAAGAAGAGGAACTGGTATTTGGTATATTTTCCATCCTTTATTTCTAGCTTCAAAACAATAATCTACATCTCTATTATAAGTCCACTCAAAACTAGGATCAAAATCTCCTATTTGATTTATAAGTTCCCTTCTTATATAAAGACCACCAAAAGTAGTCCAAGCTACCTCTCTAACATAATCATACTGTCCTACATCTTCCTCTAATTCTTTAAACTGATTTCCACTATTTATATCTAACCCGCTTCCGTAGTGATCAGGCATGCCCGAAGCTATATTGAACTGTCCACCAGCGCATTGTATATAAAAATTGTTTTTTTCTGATTTAGCGGGATATAATAATTTACACCCTAACATCCCTGCTTCTGGATATTTATTTGCATAATGTAATACGTCTGAAAACCATTGATTACTTGTATCCTCTTCTATAGGTAACATATCTGAATGCATAATAAATATATCTTCTGTGGGATTTTCATTCCACATTTTTTGATACATTAAATCACTACCTATTTTTCCTATATCTTCTTGAAAATCTACAGGTAAATCCCATAATCTGTTCTGTAATTCTTGAATTTCGTTTTCAAAAATATAAGGAATTATAATCTTTACCAAGCTTTTTCTCCTACTACTGCAAAACTAAAAGCTAAATCGCAGCCAGTACTAAATATATTTATATACCCTAAGTTACTTAATATTTCTTTAATTTGTTCTGGATAAAATTGATGTAGATGCTTTTTTGTAGGCATAATCCAAGGTTTCCAGTATTCACAATTTTCATGTGGTAAATATAGAAATAATGTTCCACCTTTTTTTATTCGGAAAGTCCAATATTCTAAAGCGTCTACATAATTATTTAAATGCTCTAAACAATGACTACTAAATATATAATCTACTGGTTTGGTTGGTAAATTAAAAGCATCATAATTATTATTATCTAATGTAATATCAATAGGTATTGCCCCTGGAAAAGCCCATTCTTTTTTATTACACCCTATATCATACCCTATTAAACCTGTACAAAATTTCTTAGCTGTAGGAATTATATACTGACTATGTTGCCCTTCAGTTATAAGTTTAGGATACGTTTTACCTTTAAATTCTACTGTGTCCATGACCATTCCTCGAATTTTTTAATTAAATCTTGCTCAATAATATAATAATCATCAGAATCTACATAATCCCAAAAACCTTTTACTGTTTTGGGATTACCCCATCCTTGTTGTATTTCGTTACTATAATATTTTGGAGTAATCATACTATAATCTTCTTTTCTATTAGTTAATACGCTTTTGTGAAAACCTGAATGGTAATATTCGGGGCTATCATATTGCGCAGGAAACACACTACATACATTTATTGTACTAAGACCTAAACCCGCAGCAAAATGAGACATACTTCCTATAGGTCCAATGTATAGTAATGTTTTTTCTAATTCTTTTAAACTATCTAGATAAGTACCTTGTCTAGTATCTGCTCCTAAATATTTAATAATATAGCCTTTGTCAGTTATGTAATTAAATAATTTTTTAGGAAAGAAACCAATTTTTCTAACCCAATCTAACTCTCCAGCAGTAGTTATTTCACTATTTTTAATAATATTAATATTACCAGTAGAAAAATAAGTTTCTGTATCAAAAGAATCAATATATGAATTTAACAAAAACTCTGTTTGCATACTTTTTACAATACCTAAGTCACTATACCATTCAAATTGATGTAATTTAAAATCTACTCTATTATTAAAAGGCTTACCTCTACTAATAGTTCTAAAACATCTTCCGCCATAAGTTATAACATCATCTATACCTGGTTGTAGTTTTAATATCTCAATTATTTCAGAGAAACCTTTTCTCTCCACCGTTGTTAAAGTAGTATTTTCGCTGATAACCATAGCAATATAACTATTTGGATATTTTTTCTTCATTAAGGCACAAGCATGTGTACCTAATAACATATCTCCAAATGCTTGATTATTAACTACAATACCTTTTAACTCGTAATTCATTTATTTTTTCTTTAAATTAGTTTTTTTGTCCAGGTTTCTGGGGTATTTTCTTTTTCAATCTCTAGAGGTAAGTGATAGTCAAATTCTCGGCTGCCGCGTTTCTGTATCCAACTTGCTAAACTACCAATAGTTATATCAATATTACCTGAAGGGTTATAGTTTAGTTGTGTTCTAGCTTTATTACTATTACACCAAGCATTTTTAACTTCTCTTGGTCTGTCAGGATAATAATCAAAATGTGGGTATTTATTAAGTATTCTACCACATACATAACCTAATTCTTTAATAGTAATCTCATTACCATCAGGACCGATATTAAACACTTCTCCGCTATCAAATCTCTGACTTTCTACTAATCTAAATACAGGCTCTACACAATCTTTAACGTCACTAAAACTACGTTTTTGATCACCATCACCATATATAATCAAATGTTTATTTTGTAATAACCTATTAATCATAATAGCAGCTACATTTCTAAATGGATCATTATATCTCTGTCCTGGGCCTATAATATTATGAGGTACAATATGATATACTTTTAACCCGTGTATATCATTTAGAAGATTTAACATTAATTCTGCTTGATATTTAGCCATTCCATAAGGATCTGTAGGTTTACAAATCATATCTTCAGAAAATGGAGGTATTACATCACCATATCTAGCCATACTACTAAAATTAATAAATAATTCTACATTATTAGCAATAGCTGCAGTAGCTACGCTTACTGTTCCACTATAAATGTTTTTAGTAATTATATTTGGGCTAAAAACACTTAAACCCTCATAAGCAAGAGCCGCAGTATGTAATACTACATCGCTACCTTTCATATGTTCTTTTAATTTATCTAAATCAAATATATCTAATTCTTGATAATCTACGTACTTATGAGGTACATTATCCTTATAACCACCTATCATATTATCACAACCTTTTACAATATATCCTTTAGTTACAAAATGTTTAGCTAGATTACTGCCCATTAATCCTGCTATGCCTGTAATGTACACGGTTTTACTCATATTTTATCCTTTATTTTAATCTATATAGAGCTTTTACAGCTTCAGTATTTGTATATACTTCTTCCAGACATGTTTTTGGTATCATTTTTTGTGTTATTTCTCTAACAATCCCACTATAATCATCTAATAATATATATTTTGTGTTATAAAAATAAGCTAATTGAATGTCATTAATTATATGTAGTCTATCATGTGACCCATCGATGCTAAATAATTTATAATTAATAATATTATTAGTTAATTGATCATTTACTATTATGTATTTTTGTAGATAAAGTCCAGCTTCTAGACTATCACATTCAATGTAGTTAAATCTATCGTTATATTCTTTTTTAATTAGTGTTACACCTTCTCTTGTATAATTATGTCTACCAATATCAATACTAGTTAAGTGAGTATCCATATTAGCTGAATTATGTAACCACATATAAGCACTATGACCGGCATTAAATCCTATTTCTACTATATTATCTCTGTATGCAATATTAATTCTATCAAGTACTTCTTGAATAATATACTCATCTTTTTCAGTAAAATGACCTTCACTGGCTCTAGGTAACTTATCCCACATTTATACTATTCCAAATACTATTCCAGTCAACAAGGGGTGTCATATGATAAGGTGTTAGATGTGATGCTATACCCGGAAGAGGGCTTAAACAAGCTTCTTTTTGAAAAATATCTTGGAATACTTGATCGTTACTTGTAGGTGCGCAGTCTTTCAAAGCTTCTATATGAGATAGCCATGTTTGTGCGTGGGCAAAAATAGTCATAGTTGAACTTGGAACGGTTCTCCAATGTCTATCAGGTCCTACAAATACTTGTGTGTTGGTGGGAGTTTTATATCTATCAGGATAATCATATGGAACACCAAAATGTCCCCAATATTTCATCATATCTCTAATAACATGTAAGGCATTAGGAGTATGTAAATAATCATCTTCTACTAAATAAAATACTTCACGTGAGTTACTATTTAAACATTCTTTCTCTAAAAGATTAACCATAGTTACTGTATGCAGGTGATAGCCCCATTCATGGTTAGGTACTTCTTGTAAAAAAATCATACCAGACGCAGTTCTTTGCATAAATTCTAATGTTTCTTTACTTACAGAATCGTGAATTATTACAACTCTATCTTCACTAGTGATACTTTTTTGAAGTGATAGCCAACACTTTTTAAGTATTTCTGTTTTAGATACCTCTTTCCATCTATCAACATAGCTTATAGTTTCTTGTTTTTCACACGCTCTAAAATAAATCTGCACTACTTAATTTCCCCTACTAATTGTTTTATAAATTTTTAATTTTACTTAAAAATTTAGATACTAAAATAAGCGAGTATTTTTCATACTCGCTTATCTATTTTTAAACTAATCTATCTACTGTAGTACCTTTATCATTAAGTAGGTAACATTTAGTAGATTTTTCTCCTAATAATACTATAAACTCATCATCAAAATCTTTGTTAGTAATCTCTTTTTTTGCATTAATTTTAATTATTTTTTCTTCTTCATTAAAGCTTGAAAAATTACTATCTATGCTTTTTTTATAGAACTGAGTTTCGCTATCTTTAATTCTAGTATAGGTTACTCTCGACAAGTTATCATAAAACCAGGTGGTTTGTAAACCCTCATTATTACAAATAAATTTTAATATCATACTATTTTTCTCTCTACCTATCTAACGGAAGTCTTTCGGTTACAGGGCGCTTCCATTCCCCGGAAGATTATGCAGCTAGTGCTAATCTCTCGTTTGAATTATCATTTGCATTTACTTTTTTTGATCGATAAGGAGATCACGCCTGCCTCTCCATTTACTTATTCAACACCAGTCGATCCTATTTCGGCCCCATCAAAAATACACCCTAAGCCCGGTCTTCGCTTTAAACGATCTTCTTTGGTCGTAGCGTATTTAAATCTGTTATTTGCAATTAACAAATCTAAACCAAGTGTATTTTTGGTGGAGCCGTCGGGTTCTGCCCCCGAGTCCTGTATATCTTTCAGCTTATTTCATCAAGGCAATATGTCCGAATATGTTCGAGGAATTGAACCTCTCATAGCTGCGCATCCACTACTAGCTCCAAGCGACCGTGATCAACGGTGAACATATTCTTTATTTATATATTATAATAACTTATTTTTGGAAGATTAGCAAGAGTAAAATTAAATTTTTTACTTTTTTGCTTTACGCTCTTGTTTAAATTTACGTGCTCTCTTCTTGCTATCAATCAAAGCATTAACTTCTGCAGCTTCGAACTCTAACTCTCGTTTAACTTGTTCTTTTTTATGTCTATACACTGCAGAGTTTAGTGCTCTTCTTCTTTTTTCTCCTTTAGGTATATAGAATTGACGTTCTTTAAGTTCATTAAAAAACCCATCTCTCTCAAGTTTCTTCTTTAATACTTTATAAGCTTTTAACGCATTATTATTTCTTACTGTTATTCTCATAATACTCTCTAAAATAGTGTTCTATTGCTTTCTCATAGGTTCTAAAATTAGGCTGCCAGTCAAAAGTCTTCTTAATATTATCAGTATTAAGGTCCCCTCTTTCTTTACCTGTTGGTCCTAATTTATTATGAATTTTAATATCATAACCTAAGATACTTTTAGCATATTGTTTAACGATTTCCCCATCTCTTATATAACCACTACTAACATTGTATATACCTGGCTTATAGGAATTTATAATTTTTCTAATTAACATTATTAGATCATGTATATAAATACATCCAGCAGTTTCTATATTTACAGGTTTCTTTGTTAATACTTGTCTTTCTATATTCATAGTGATAGGAAATTTACCATCACCGTAACCAAATACATGTATTGGTCTCAATATAACATCTTTTTTATAATCCAATAAGGTTTCGGTCATTAATTTACATGTACCATACCAATCTACTGGATTACAATCATCTGTTTCTTTTATATTATTATTCCAAGTACCATATACCATACTACTACTAAAATGTATAATTGGCACTCCTGGAAATTCTTTTTTAAGCCATTTCATTCCTTTAACCATACTATCAAATGTTAACTTATTATAATATTGTGATAGAACAGCCTCACTTAAATTTCCACAATTAATAATTAATTCTGGTTTTTCGTGTTCCCAAGTTTCTAACTCAAAACTAGTACTTTTTACTACAGTACTATCAGAGAAAAAACTTTTTCTGTACATAAAAGCATTACCTCTATGTTTCCTTTCAACATCGTTTATTTCATCTAATCCTAAATTTCCTCTATGTATTTTGCAAAATCCAGGATACGTAGTGCTATAATTATCTAATACTATTACGGTTTTTTGCATATTACGTAATAATTCTACTACATAACTACCAATAAAACCTCTCCCACCGGTAACTAAAATCAACTTATATTTCCTTTTAATGTACTTCTTATCTTTTCTAAATCACTTATATCAAGATATTGATGACTAGGTAAATGAAACGTATAATTTACAAACCTAGTCGTCATACAACATATTTGATCTGACTTAAATAATTTATTTAGGGGTTCTTTAAAAAATGTTTTAGCTAAAATCCCTTCTTTATTTAAATTATAAAGCATATTATTAATCTGTACGCAATTAGGAACATAAACAGTATATCTTTCCCAAATTTGGTTATCTCCTGGAATATGCTTTAAGTCTAAATTTTTCTTATACCACTCGGCTACGTTTCTTCTTTTTTCTCTATAACCTTCTTTAATATGTATATCAATTTCAGTGCTAAGGACAGCCTTACTAATATTATCCATATAACACTTAGTTCCTACAGATTTTATAGATTTAGTTATACTATCCCTACCATGACTTATTATCTCTTTAGCTAATAAATGTAAATCTTTATTATTAGTAGCAATAGCCCCCCCGCTACCAAGAGTGCCAGGGTATTTAGTAAAATCAAAACTATAACAAACAAAATCACTATAAGTTCCTGGCTTTGATGAAATTATTGGATCTTGCATAAAGAAAGCCGGAGCAGCATCTTCTACTATACTTACATTTTGCTCTCTTGCTATTTTAGAAATTTCTTGTGTCTCTGTAATAGCTCCAAAATTATGAACTATGATAGCAATACGAGGTTTTTCTTTAGACTGGTTTTTTAGTCTTTCAATTAATAAGTTAGTTGATATATTACCAGACACATCAATATCTATAAACTCTATTCTTCTACCCATAAATAGTACACTATTTGCAAAAGCTCTCCAACCATACGCTGGAACAAGTATTAAATCATTGGGCTTAGATAGTGCATAAATAGCAACTTGAAGAGCTTGCGTACAACTATCTGTAAAAAGAAAATGCTTATTGGTAGTCAAATGAGAACACTTCTCAGCAAGTTCTAATTCTAAATCATTAGGTTCTCTTCCATCTTCACTTTGATAAGGATCGTCCATAGCCTTAGAGATAGCTTTTAAATACTCTAATTTATGTCTACTTATTCTTTCTTTATGAGGTACGAATGCTATTTTTTTCATATTCTACTTTGAAATTATGCTTCAATAATAGTTCAAAACTATCTCTATCAGCAATATTATGGTATAAACCAACCAATTTTTCTTTAGTTCTTTTACTAGATATGTCAGACATTTCTACATAAACTTGAAACAATTTATCTTTAAAGTCATTTGAAATATAATATATATCTGTTTCAAATAATCCTTCTGTTTGATTTCTATGCTCATCAACTAAATCAAATCTTTCTTTTAATACATTACGAGTTAATATTTCACTATTTAATATGTAGTTAAGATGTTCTTTTTTAGTTTTGAGCAATATTTGATATAACCTAGTATCGTAAAAAGGAGTTATAATAGGTTTATTTTTTTGTAAACCTAACTCTTGTATATATCCTATATTTTCTATAAAAAACATACAATCAATTAGATTAAATTTTTTCTGTAAATAACCTACAAACCCTAAAATACCTTTATCATTAAAAAAATATTTATCTCTATATTTTTTAGCCCACTCACTAATTATTCTAGAATGAAAAGGTGTTAAACCTTTAGATATATCTAATTTTTTTAATACTTCTACTAATCTCTTCTCTTTATCATCATAGTAATCAACACTAAAAGCCATTTCTGCTGTATGCGGTAAAGCATTATCACCATTAGTTCCTAATAGTATACAGTCATAATCTAAATTGTCCGGAAAATCATCAAGAAAATAATGCCATGCATGTCTACCGTTTAAACTCCAATTCTTATTAGAATTTATTTCAGGAGTATAATCGTTTATATACTTAATTGTAGGAGAGTCGGTTATATTTTGGTAGAAAGATAGATATTTATAATCTAATTTATTACCCCACCTAGTATAAGTTTGAACTTTTGTTCTATTTTTTTCTATACATTGAGCAATAAGATTACTATCTACACCTCTAGGAGAACACATAAAAAGTGGTTTTTTATATCTTTTTAGGATTTTATCAATATTATTTTGTATTGTTTCTTCAATTAAATTAGTATGAGAGTCATAATCGATATCATTATTGTGCGTAATATCAAAAGAATATACTTTAACAGGAGACACAATCATTTTATTATATTTTATAGCGTGTAGCCTAGGATTGTATAAAATAGAATTTACGCTATCACCATTAAAATAATATGTATTGCTGTTTAAAAACATCCAATTATTGGTAATTACGGACCTAACAACATCATATATAATAGTAACAACCTTAAACTTATCATTTAAGAAATATATATCATCAGATATTTTATCTATATATATTAGTATAGGTCCGAACTCTAAATCATTAAAATCGGTTGTAACTTCGTTAATATCTTTATTAAATATAACCCCACTTAATAATATTATTTTTTTACTATCTTCGTATTTTTCGAAACTATGATCATAATAAATATATAGTCCATTATATTTAAGTAAATTCATAGATTCATAATTTCTTATATAATCCAAACTTTTAGTTGCTACAAATTGCATTTTTTAACATTAAATCCTATACGAAAGAGAATAATTTTTCATTATTATCCAATTCGGTATTCGCTATTAGCACTTTTAATTCCTAGATTACTATTAATAGCTAATGGATTACTAAAAAAATATTCCATCATTTCCTTATACTTATTATATAATTCTACATTTTCTTTAGCATCAGCCATAAAAGATTCTGTCTTTTTACTTTTTCTATGGCCTGCATTTCTGCCTTTATCTAATTCATAAGCATTTAAGTAATTCATTCTTGTAGTTTCAATCATATATTTTCGATACTTAGGATTAACATCAGTAAAATCGTATTCATCTACTGAATTATCAGGATATTTAAATTGTAAATAGTTTTTAGCTGCGTGAGCTTGTTTTATCATAAGAGGAATCGTTTTACTACTAGTAAAGAAATTAGTATGCGGTGTAGCGATAGTCTCCCAATGATTAATTCTAGCGTACCAAGAACCATTTTGTCTCTGTAGTTTAGGTTTTTCTAACCCTATTATATTGGTTACTTTATTTTTAGGTTTTATATAATCTTTAAAAAGTATACTAGGGTCTAATAGACACATAGCTCTCCAGTTGAAAGTCCAGTTAAAATCATCTTCCATATAAACTTTGCTATCAAAAAATCTAGCACTTTCAGCAGCACCTATATCTAATACTTTAATATTAGTATTAATATAATCCTGTTGTATTCTTCTAAGCTGTGGAATAGCTTCTTTATTTAAATCTTGATTGTAATAACTATTTTTAAAATCATCTATAGGACTTTGTCTATATAATATAATTTCATCAGGAATAATACCATTAAATAAAAAAAGCTTGAGTATCATACTACTATCACTACCACCTGAATAGAATAGACGTATATACTCACAGCTTTTTCTTAATCTTTTGATTCTATCATCACTTAATTGAATAATTCCTTGTTCTGGCTCTACAGTCCAATCATAGTTATTCAATATATTATTATCAGCCTCTAATTTTAATTCACCGCCCTTATAGTGATTAATTAATTGTGTATAGGTAAAATACTTACGCGTATCATCATATAAATAACTTTGTTCAAAACTTTTCATATCACTCTTCATTTAACTAGACTTCATTTTAGATAGTAAATCCTCAAATCCGGACCCACTTTTTGGATGGTATTTTTAGATTTAATACTGGTGCAAAGCAATTAAATCCACTTTAAGGACTCTAATTGCTTAATCAAAGTATCGTCCATATATTTGCCGTTTATCTTACAAACTAAGGAGTCATCTTTCATAAATAAAAACACCGGAAATCGTGTAATTCCGAAACGTTCGTCGTAAAAGGTATCATCAGCTTCTACAAATTCTGTATTAATACCTTTATCTTCAATTTTTTTAAGCTCTAAAGACACATAATTCTTCAAATAATCATTTCTATATATACCAACAACTCTACGTTCGGTCATTTTATTCTTGCTCCATATCTAATTTTTTCTCTATAATATTTATAGATTTTATAATTTGGTTCATAACATCCTGTTGTGTTTCAAATTGCTCTTTATAGCTTTCAAGTTCTGTATAGAGTTGTAAAAATTCAGCACCATGATCTTTTGCTAAAGCTTTAATGGTGGCGTGTAATTCTCTAATTTCGGCTCTTAGTTGTGATTCGGTTACATACATAATTATTAATATACCATATGTATAAAAAATAAGCAAGAATTTTTTGACTGCAACTGTCGCTTGCTACACTTTTTTATTGCTCGATAGTCATTTTTGAGCTATAATATAATTGTGTCTCAAGATAAAGGAGTTATAATGACAGTTGAATTTACTAAGTACCCAGAAGCGCGTAGAACATTTGAAGCTTTAGCAAAACAGGGCTATCCAGAAGCAAAAAATTTAATGAATGACGTACAAAATTTAAAAGATCAAGGATTAGAATTTCACGCAGCATATTTGATATTAAGCGTATACAATAAAAGCATAGAGGTAAAAAATAGACAAAATGAAACAAAAGAGATACTTTAAAACTATTAAATTCCAATTTAATAGCATTCAAGAACAAATATCAACAGCATCTAATGTAGTTAGATGGTATCCTCATTTAGCATTCGAATGGATGGAATCAGCACAAGTTAGAATTACTAGTGAAGTCCAAGCTAAGTTTTGGAATAAACATGCTAAACAAATGAATGATACTGTAGCTAATATCGAGAGCATGCGTTACTGTGATGTTGGTCTTTTCTGGGGTGTATATGAATACGTAAAAGAAAAGAAAGAAAAAGTACTAGTAATGAAAGGAAATCCTCGTAGACTAGAATTAATAGATGAAACTATTATTAGTCCTAATGATTGGATGAAATATGTCTAATTATATTTTACGAAGAACTACAATTGCTTCGGGGATAGAATCATTTGATGTTTTTGCTAGTAAAAATGAAAAAGAGTTTTATATGACTCCCGTTGCTAAAATAGATATAACTAGTAAAACCTCAATAGAAATTCTAAGATTTGTAGCAGATTATCTAGAAAATCAAATTAAGGAAAAGGAACTAGAATTAAAAAAAGAAGTTGACAGTAGCTTATAATTAGTAATATAATAAACTTATCGTAAACAATAAACACAGGTAAAAATTAATGGAACCTTATATTAAGAATATTCATACACTTTCTACAGAGCAAATTCAAAAAGATTTAGTACGTTTTGAGGGAGCTAAAGCTATTCAAGAATATCATCTTGAATATGGAAATGTAGAAGAGGATTGTAATCTAGCACGTAGTTTAGTTAGTGCTTGTCGTCGAGAGTTAAACCGTCGTAATCGAGGAAAGAAAGGTCTTTCTGACTTAGATTTAAAGGTTATCGCAAGTTAAGATAATAGGGGTAGGCATTTGTCTACCCCTAAATGCTTATTTTGAAGAGTAAAATAATAAAAAATTACTAGTAAAATCGGTTGCATAAATTTTTGTATTGACTTTTACAAATTTTTATGATACTATATTAATGTTGTTAACGTATGCGCTAACGAAATAAACGTTGCGCTAAAGAGGAAAAATATGAGTCTGTTAAAAAATAATAGTAAGAATGTGTTTAGAAATATCTCTAAGAATATTAGGAGTGTTCTTAGAACTGACAAAAATGATGAAGATAAAATTAGTATTCTAGAAACAGTATTAAATGATACTAAATTTAATACTTTTGATAGATTTTTTTACCGTCATCCCAGCTATAATCAGAATTTTGATAAAGATAGGTGGGAACTATGCCCTAATTTTGCTAAGAATTTAAGCGATAATGATGCACACAGTAGAACTTTAAACCCCTGGTTTGTTTATATGCATGATTTTATTATGGCTATGACATCTGAACGAAGTTCAGCAGCGAAGATTCGCGATCTCGAAATTGCAACAGACTATTTTTACGCAGATAAAAACAGAGAAGATTGGGTGAGATTTTAGAATGAATAATATGTTACTAGGAATACTTGTTGGTATTATTTGTTCTAGTATAATGTTATTCATATTTCCTCTAGGAGTATGGAATTTATTAATTATTATTTTAGGCGGCTACCTAGGGTCACTAGAAAAAACTTAAACGGAGTTTAACAATGTTATCATGGTTTTTATACGGAATTTTAACTGCAATTTACGCAAAGTTAGTATTAACAAAAGAAGATATTAAAGAGATAGAAAATACGCTAGCATTAGGAATTAATAGCTATATAACTGTAGCAATAGTTATTTTATTTATGATCGCAGGACCTCTTGGTATCTTATTTTTTATCTTTAAAGAACTAAATAAGGAAGAAACAGAGTAATGTTTGAATTTACTTTATTTTGTATTATTCTTTTTTGGTTTTTTATGGGGTTCTTAACTAACTATCTTTATGTTAATAAAGTTACTAAAGTTGATAAACGTAATATCCATGTAAGAGATTTAAAGATGTTATCAGTAGTTATGTTACTAGGACCTATTGCGTTCTGGTGGCGTCATTGTAATTATGTATTATTTAAGGCAAAAGAATAAATATGTTAGTTCATAAACACTTAATAGTAAGAGCAGAAGTGCTTCAACCACCAAGAGACCCTACTTGGGCGGAACAATGGTTGTTAGAATTAATCAATGATATAGGAATGAAAGTACTAATTGGACCGCATAGCGCATACGTAGATATGCCAGGTAATAAAGGTCTTACTGTAGCCGCTATTATTGAAACAAGTCACATTGTTATGCATGTTTGGGATGAAGTCAATCCAGGTCTATTACAACTTGATGTGTATACTTGCGGGCCGTTAAAAACTAGTATTATCTTTGATGCTTTATATAATTTTGATCCCGTAAAAATAGAATATAAATATCTAGATAGAGAGAGGAATTTAGCAGAAGTTCCTCTAGATAATTAATGCTTAGAAAAATTATACAATATATTCTTACTTTAGATTGTACTCATGATTATAGCGAACCTACTATGACTAAGGTATATAGTCGTAGTAATAGAGAGTTACCTATAGAAGTTCGAAACATTATATACTGTAAAAAATGTGGAAAAGTAGTAAAATGGAAATCTTAATCGTTGAGAAAATTATTAGTGGTGGTCAAAGTGGTGCTGATTTATCAGGATTAGATGTCGGTTTATATCTTAATTTAAAAACTGGCGGTACTATGCCTAAAGGTTATAGAACTGAAAATGGTAATAAACCTGAGTACGCTGAAAAATATGGGGTTGTAGAAGATTATAATACCAGTTACGTTCCTAGAACAGAACTTAATGTATTAAATTCAGACGCTACTCTTATATTCGGAAAAAATAGCGGGGGTAGTAAACTTACTAGAAGTTTTTGTAAACAGCATCATAAACCATCTTATCATCACTATTGGGATGCTAATACTCCTGTAACTCTATATTCTATTGAAGCCTTCAGGAAATTTATTATCGATAATAATGTTAAGGTATTGAATGTGGCTGGAAATAGAGAAGAAAAAAATAAAGGTATCTACAATGCTTGTAGAGATTTTTTAATCGATACTTTAGTAATAAGGCATGAATAAAATGGTAAACGTAATTAAACCACTACAATTTATTAACAATCCAAGTCCCTTAAGTGTATTCTTAGGGGGTACTATTGATATGGGTAAATCCCTTGATTGGCAAACCTATTTTATTAGTTTATTAGATTCAGAAAATTCTTTTGATGTATATAACCCAAGAAGAGGTTATTGGGATTCTAATTGGGGAGAGGGTAGTGAAGAATTAAAAGAACAAATATCTTGGGAAATTAATCAACAACTTAACGCTACTTATAGGTTATATTATTTTACCTCTAATAGTGTTAGTCCTATTAGTTTACTTGAGTTAGGTTTATTTGCCTCAAGAGGTGAAAGAAATATAGTAGTATGTCCAGAGGGTTACGCTAAACGTACTAATGTATTATTTATAGCTGATATGTATGACATGCTTATATTAGATTCTCTTGAAGATGCAGCAGAATGTTTAAATAATATTGATATAATGTATAAGTTACAAAAATCAAGAAAGTTTTAAATGCCAGAAGGTCCAGAAGTCAAAAGATTAGTAGTACAACTACAAGATATACTTCTTGAAGAAGAATTATTAGAAGTAACAATACTTACAGGAAGATATACTAAAAAACCTCCTGAAGGTATTTCTTCTTTTTCTTCCTCACTACCTAAAGTTGTAAAAGATGTATCCTGTAAAGGTAAATTTATTTATATTGAGTTTGATAGTGACGATGTAATATTTACCACACTAGGAATGACAGGTACTTGGAAAACAGAAGCTAATAAATATGCTCGAATTAAATTTAGGTTTGAGTTATTTGATTTATATTATTGTGATATGCGAAATTTTGGTACTATTAAATTTACTAACCAAAAAGAGTTGTTAAAGAAACTTAGTAGTATAGGACCTGATATGTTATCTAATCCTTGTACTTTAGAAGAATTTCACAATTTATGTAATAAACATAAAGGGAGAAGTTTAGTTAGTTTTTTAATGGAACAAACTATTATAAGTGGTGTAGGTAATATTTATAAGAGCGAAAGTATGTATCTAGCAGGAGTTCACCCTAGTAGAAAAATTGGTGATTTATCATTTGTTGAACGCTCAAAACTATATTATAGTATTATTAAAGTTTTAAATAACAGTTATCGTTTAGGTGGTGCTACAATTAGTAATTATACAGATATGTTTAATAATGAAGGGCAGTATACTAGATTCGCTAGTAATCCAAAAGAGATAGTTGCAGCCAGAAATAATACTAAATTTAATCACGCTCAAGAAGAAATTGAAGAAATGTCAGGAATAATGGTATATAATCAAAAAGTAGACCCATTTGGAAATCCTGTAATTAAGATTAAACTTAATGACGGAAGAACTACTCATTATGTTCCAGCTATTCAACAATAGGAAGTACTATGAATACAAGTTTATTTGAAAGTTTATTTGAAGAAGTAAAACAATTAATATTAGGTACTCCTATAGATATATATAGTGAAGAGCATGATGTAAGTTTTTCTAATAGTAGATATGAATTAGTATCTCCCAGAGAGATAGAACTAGAAGAAGGGAGTTTTACTTCTTCTAAGATTGGATTAGCTAATTTAACTTGGGCTAGACAACATATATATAACGTCTGTATAGAAAATATGGAATCTTTAAATATAAAAGACGTCAAAGCAGTAAAAAAGAGTTCTGAAATTATTTGGGAATCTATAGCAGAAGAATTAGAGAAAAAGAGAATAATAAGAATATTTCCTGCTCTTAAAAGAGAGGAAGGTATTAGTTTAATAGTGAATAACGAGAGATAAAAAAATGACAGAAGAAAAAAAAGAAAAAGTATATAAAGAATTAGATTTAAAAGATTATAAAAGATGTATTGATACTATTGTTGATGAAATGGTTAAGCAAGCTGATAGTAGAGAAAGTGTGACCTCTTTAGTTAAACATCTTTCAGAAACTTATGGGCTTAATAAACCGACTATTAGAAAAGTGGCTACTACTATTTATAAAAATAATATTGAAGACGAAGAAGAAAAAACGGATGAATTTAGTAGATTAGTTGATTTATATAACAAGTAAATTTGGATATAGTTCTTGTATTTTTTTAATTAAAGCATAAGTTACAATCTTATGCGAAGCAGGACCTGCATGACTTCTATCAGGAGCAAAATCTTGAACTTTCATTTTATCTAAATGATAATTTATATAGTTATCTGTTAACTTTTCTAAATGATATAATGTGTTATCAAAACAACACATATGAATATGAGGGATATTATTTTTTTCTAAAATAGCTATTTGTAGTGCTAGTGCTGACCTATAAATTCTACCTACTAATTCTGGTTCTGAGTAAAAAATCATTCCAGCGCCATGCCATGCAGCTTTATGTTTACTACCTATTATTTGTTCAGATAGTATCCATTGAGAGCTATTGGCTACTATAAAACCTTGCCAAGAATTGTTTTTTCTAGTTTGCCACCTATAGGGAGATGTGTGGGCAACCATAACTAAATCTGGTTTATGAGTTACAGCTCTTTCTACTTGCTCAGTAATCATCATTTCGCTAGCACCTGAATTTCCGTAGTTAAGCATAACGTCAGCTTTTAGCTTACGTTCTATTAAATAAGGCCAGCATTCTTTTTTATAATCAGCTAAACCCTCTCCTTGGGTATAACTGTCTCCACAACAAATGATTTTCATACTATGTATTATAACATAAATCAAGAAGAAAGCAAGAAAATTTTAGTTGTAGGAAATAGTTTCTGCGCTAGTAGTTTATCTGTGTCTTTACCATGGCCTGAACTATTATCTCTTAATAATTTTGTAACTGAAGGTTCTTCCCTAGATTACCAAGCTAATCTTATATTAAATTTAGAAAAAGACAGTTTTGATAAAATTATATGGGTATTAGGACATGAATTAGTAGCAGACCCTAGAGGTGATGGGTCGTTTATGATGAAATATGCTTGGGGTGTTAAAGATATATGGGGTAAGAAAAGTAAAACCTTATGGTATGATTTTTTTACTACTTCTAAATGGCATCATAGAATAGCTTTACTAAGTGTTATTAGTGTGTTAAATTCTATAGATAAAGATAAAATATTAGTAATGCCTTTATTTAGAAACAGCATTACTAATAATAAAATAATATTTCATCACCCTAGTATTTACAGATCAAATTTTGGTGAATATAGAAATAAATATCCTGATGGAAGCGGTCACGTAAATCAAGAAGGTCACAACGCTTTTTCATTAGTAATGTACCAAAAATTAAGAGATTTAGAATGGTTAATATAAATATCTACGGTGACAGTTATGCTGCTATTCATCCAGGTAATATATACGAATGGACTCAAAAAATACCTTTAAGTAGTAATTATGCTACCGCAGGATCAAGTGAATATAGGATTTTAAAACAATTAAAAGAGTATTATGATAGTAAAAATATTACTATTATTTTTCATACAAACAAAAATAGGTTATTTTTTCCGAGAATGAGTAGAGATTATAATTTTGCTACTATTGAGAGACATAAAAAACTTAGAGCTTTTTTTGAAGAGTATATATTTCTTTTATATGACAAAGAAAAAGATATTATAGACCATTATAACTATTATACCATTATAGATAAGATAGTAAAAGAAAAAACTATACACTTTCATTGGTCAGTAGATTATTATAAATTTTCTAATGGATTAACTTTTCATTTAGATGAATTAGGGATAATTCATAACCCTTTAAATCCTGGAAATCACATGGATGTAAAGAATAATGAAAAGCTATTAAATTTTATAGTTAAGACTATAAAGGATAAAAAATGGATTTCATAAAAGAGGGATGGGAAGAATTTGTAAATATAGATTTTTCTAGACAAGTTGCAGAAAATGCTGATATAATAGTAAAAGAATGCGAAAAAAAAGTAGAATATTACGGAGAACAATGGATTGCTAATGTTATACCCTCAGTTACTTGTATTTTAATTAAACCAGGGGATACATATAAATGGCATTTTGATAATTTAAATTGGGAAAATAATAAATTAACTATGCCTCGTACTAGTCGTTTTTTCTCTGAAATAACTTATTTAACAACTGGCTCTCCTTTACAGATAGGTAATTTTAATGGATTATCAAAAAGAGTATATCAAACCGAATTCTCAGCCCCCGTGCCAACCGAAATACTTGCAGAAATATACCCAGTCGCGGGCAAAAGAGTCACATTCCCTAGCTTCATGGTTCATCAAGTCGTCAATCCAACTAGCAATAGATGGGCAATCGTCCGATGGATCAACGATTGCCCCGATAAAAACAATTACACATCCTTGTGGAAAAAATACTTCGGACAAACAATATTGGAAAGATAATATTGAAAGAATATGTAGGTTTATAGCTGAAGATTATGCTAATATTTTAGACATTAAAAGTAATCATATATATAATTATAGTTATTTTATTAAAGATGAACTATCTTTTTCCTATGGAAAAATTATTGATAATAAAACTATTAGTAAGTTACATGAAAAAGACAGTATGATAATAGGATGCGCAGGTAGAATTGATTCTAGTTATTTAATATTTATTAATGAAGAGTGTATAAATAAAGATTTAAGTCAGTATGTTTTTAAATTAGAAGAAATGGGTAGTGATTATAAAAAAGATACTGAGATTGGAAATTTAATAACTCTTAATCCTTTAATATATATTTTATCTATTCTATGTCATGAAATAGCTCATATATTTCAAAAATTAGAATATTATTTACATATAGTAGAAGAAGATGTAAGTCAGGGTCATGGATTACTTTTTCAAAATCATTATAGAAAACTGAGAAATAAATTTGTTAATCCTTATATAAATAAGAATTTAGCATAATTTTAAAAATTTTTATTGCTATTTACTAATAACTTTGTTATTCTAAATTAGATTTGCCTATAATAGGAAATCTACATATTCTTGCTTTAAAAGGAGAAATAAATGAATAAATCAAATAATTTACATATAAAGACTTTCGACATGATTGATTATCTTTTAGATAGTTGGGTATCCGGAATTAATCATACCAATAAGTTAATGCATTTACCTTATAATGTTATTAAGGATGATAAAGGAAACTTAACCGTAGAAATAGCCATGGCCGGTTATTTCCTTGATGATATTGAAGTTACCGCTAAAGACGGTATTTTAAGTATTAATGCTACTAAAAATGATAGTAATCTTGAATATGTCTACAAAGGTATTAGTAGTAAATCTTTCAAAAGTAACTTTATAATTCCTAGTATGTATACTATAGGAGATGTTGTTCTTGAAAATGGTATTCTTAAAATTCATTTTATTAAATATCAAAAAGATGTACAAAAAATTGATATTAAAGAACCCTCAACGAAACAATCTACACAACCAAGTGTATAGTAACTAATAGGGGGGCGGTAGAGAAATCTACCGCCTTTTATTATGGCTAATAATTTAGGAATTAGTTATGGTCACCATGACAGTGCTATAACTCTAGTAAAGGAAGATACAGGAGAAGTTTTATTTGCTTCTCAAGAAGAAAGATTTAGTGGAATAAAGCACGATGCTAGTTTTCCTAAACTAACATTGAAATATGTAAGAAATAAATATGCTATTGATAATGTTACTTTTTTTAATAAAGAAGATAATTTTATTGATAGGTATAAAACTAAAAAACTACTTAAAAAATTTATAAATATTAGTAATATTGATTTTATCAATCATCATGATGCTCACGCTTATAGTAGTATAGGTATGAATAAAGGTATACCTGGAGCCGTAATGGTAGCAGATACTAAAGGCGGAAACTATGCTACTAGCTTAGGGTATTGGGATGGTTCAAATATTACTTGGTTAAAAAGATTTAATTATCCAAATAGTTTAGGACTATTATATAGTGCTGTTACTAGTTTTAGCGGGTTAAGACCTTTATATGATGAAAATATCATAATGAGTGCTTCTCATTATGGTAAACCTATTTGGTCTCCTTTATTCAAAAAACATATCGTTAATTATAATTCTGGTAATTATAAAGTAATACCAAAAGAATACTTAATTAATAGTATAGTAGGTTCAGGAAAAATTAATAAAGTAGATTTTGATTTGTGCGCTAGCATTCAGGATACTATAGAAAAAATAATCGTTTCTCTAGCTACTTGGTTGAAAAACGAAACAAAAACATCGATTTTATACTATAGCGGAGGTTTAGCTTATAATTGTGTAGCTAATTCTAAACTATTTAGTGTCTTCGATGATGTTTTTATCAATCCTGCGGCAGGTGATGCAGGATGTGCTATGGGAGCAGCTTGGAATAAAAATCTCAAAGGTACTTGGGAAAATAGTTTTCATGGTGTATATTCTGATTATACTGATGATGATATTGATAAGTGGGTTAATTATATTAAAAAAGGTAATATAGCTTTTGTTATAGGTGGAAAGGCTGAATGGGGTCCAAGAGCTTTAGGTAATAGAAGTTTACTTTGTATACCTACTAAAGATAATATTAATAAATTAAATTATATAAAAAATAGAATTAAAGACAATTGGAGACCTTACGCTCCTATGGTACTCTCCGAGTACGCGTCTGATTACTATATAACAAAAAATAAGGTTAGTAAAGAAATGTTATTTACTTTTGATAGTATGTATAGTAATAATATATTTCCTACAGGTAGATTACAAATGGTAGATTCTAGCCAAGATATAGCTTACAAAATCTTAACAAAACTTAAAGAATATGAGAACTGTAGGGTGTTAATTAACACCTCATTGAATGAGAGAGGAAAACCAATTCCTAATACAAGACATGATATTTCTTTAAATTGGTTTGACCATATTAAAGATTTCGTTAATTTTTAACTTGTCAACTACTAAAAATTAATGCTACTATATAGAATAAAGAACTTAAAATTAACAAAAATAGGGATATAACTCAGTGGAAGAGTACTTTCGTGACATGAAAGAAGTCAACGGTTCGAACCCGTTTATCCCTACCAAATTTTTATAGGATTACTAATGGAACAAATTAATTTTGGTACTATTGTTGGTATTATTGGTAACTCTTTATATTTTGTAGACGAAAATCTTAAAGATATGTATGCATTATATTTAGATGAAGATATACATGCAAATCAGTATATTGGAGTACCTATACAATTTAATACTGATGAAAACGGGGAGGTAGTATTTTTTTGCGGACTGTAGTAGTTAATCAAAATCAAGAAGATTTTGATGTATATATAGGAAGACCTAGTGATTTTGGAAATCCTTTCCCTGTAGGTAAAGATAGAAAAAAAGCTATTAAACTATATGAAAACTATTTCCTTGAAAAAATTGAAGTAGATGCTGAGTTTAAACAAAAAGTTCTTGCTTTAAGAAGTAAGAAATTAGGATGTTTCTGTAAGCCTTTGGCTTGTCACGGAGACATTATAGTAGAATATTTAGAAAAGGAAGGTAAATAAAAAATGATTAAAAGAGAATATAATAGTTTTTAGAAAGATTTAGGAGATAAGCTATGACTTTAGGACTAAGAACACTTGTATTAAACGCTGATTATCAACCAATTAATTTGGTTCCAAATCCTCAGACTATTCCAGTTGAGGATGCGATCACCCGTGTGTATAATGGAACTTGTCATGTTGTAGCTGAGTATGATAGATACGTCAAAACACAAAATCCAGATTTACAGATGAAATTTCCCTCAGTTGTTGCAAGAACACAGATGTTAACGAGAAAAGAAGAGATTGGGTTTAGTAGAGAATTTCTTTACTATAGAGATCATGGTAAATGTGCTTATTCAGGTAGACCATTGTCTTTGAAAGACTCAAGTCCTGATTATATTACTATTGATCATGTTATTCCCCAACATGCTGGTGGAAAAACTACCTGGGATAATGTAGTAGCATCTCATTCATCTCTTAACCATGCTAAAGGTGGAAGTATGCCTGTAGGTGAGTGGTCTCCTAAGATTAAACCATTTGCTCCTACTTACTGGCAACTTGCGGCAAATCGTAGAAAATTTCCAATCTTTATTGATGATCCTTCATGGATGGAATTTTTGTACGATTGGGTTGGAGAGGTAATTCTTCGTAAACATCCTTTAATAACACCTAGATAAGAGAACAACCCCTGAAAAGGGGTTGTACTATATATGCCTATTGAATTTGAGAAAAAATACGTTTTAAGTTTAAATACTAATCCAAATTTATTTAGTAAAGATAAATCATTTACTAGAAAAGAAATCTATCAAGGATACCTTAAAGATGGTGGTAGATTACGCTCTATTGAGGGTCACGGTCTTATTTTTACTTATAAACATACACTTAATAATGGTTCAGTTGTAGAGTTAGAGTTTATGATCGATGAAGAAGATTATGATATGTTGTGGGCAGAAACAGAAAATAAACTTTATAAAGTTAGATACTCTGCTATTTTTGGTTCTGAGACATGGGATGTAGATTTTTTCTATAGATTTCATAATTGTGATCAGTTATACTTTGTTATGGCTGAGTGTGAAATGCACGGAATTACAAAACCAGAATTTATGCCAAAAGCTGTTAAGGATAACATTATTTTTAAACCAAAAGATAATAGTGAATACTCTAGTAAAAAACTTAGTGATCCTAACTATGCTAAGAAAAAATTAAAGGAAATTAGTAATGTATGATTATATAAATAAATGGTATTCTATTAATACCTTAAGGGATTATCTAAGATTATTAGATGAAGTTCCTAGTTATTATGAATTAGGTGAAGTTTTATGGGAACATCATAAAGATATCGGCTCTTTTTCTGTTAGGGGTTTAGATATAATAGGTTCCGTAGTAATTGATAAAAATCTAAAATCGTTAAAAATACCTGAATTTAAAAATTGGGAATACCATACTCCAGGATATCTTCCTAAAGGTGAAGAGGCTGATTTTAAAAATAATTTTAGTTATGGTTTTGATAGATATAAAATTTCAGAACAATCATATGCAAAACAGTTAGGTTTTGAGGGAGGTGAATATGTTATAGGTTTGCATACTCAAAAACCTGGAGATATTAAAGGTATTCATTATGATCACTACACTAAACTATATGAAAATTATGATCCTGCATGCGGTTTTGATCCTGTTAGGCGTCAAATTTCTAGAAAAGCAAATCTAGAGTCTTACTTTATTTTCTTAGAAGATCAAGTACCAGGACAAGGTATTGGTTATTTAAACGAAGAGAACGAAGAAAAATATTTATCATGGTCAGCCGGTGATATATGTAAAATTAATTGGAAAACTACACCTCACTGGACTTTTAATAGTAGTTATACTAATAGAAATATTTTATTATTAACAGGATATAAAAATGGCTAATTATAGTAAAGGTAATATGTTTAATGAGTTAACAAAGCCCGGTAATAAGATTTTTTGCTTAACTACTAATAATGTTATAAAGAAAAATGGAAATTTAGTTATGGGGGCAGGTGTAGCTTTGGAGGGAGCTAATTATTTTGTTAATTTACCTACTTTAGCAGGTAAATTGATTAGAAAATATAATGTCGAGAATGAAAATTATTTCTTTCTTCTCCTATTTAACGAGTCTTGGGATATTAAATATGGTAACAGAACAGGTATTGGGTTACTACAAACTAAAAGACATTATAAAGACAATAGCTCAATTTCTTTAATTAGTAATAGCGTAGAACACCTTAATATAGCTGCAGAAAGAAGTAAAGATTTTAAATTTCACTCAGCTATGCCTGGAGTAGGTTTAGGTAATGCTCCTTATGATATAGTGTATGCAATTACTCAAAGAAGTCCAGACAACGTTACTTATTGGAGTTTGTAATGAATAAAAATGAAACATTTAAACAAGCTATGATTGCATTTACTAGAGCAAATACTATGTCTGTAGAAATTGCTAATAAATGTTTGGTTGACCAAGGTATTTACAATAAAGATGGATCATTAAGCAAAAATTATAAATATGAAAAATAGTAAATTATTAAATTTTTAATTTGCTAATTACTTAAACTTATGATATTATACATAATAATTCAAATTAGGAGAAAATTATGGATAGCACAGAAACTATGATTTCGAGTTGGTTAAGAGTAGGGGACAATAGTTCTACTATTTGAAGGTACTGCTTTGTTCTAATTTAGAAACATAAAAGCGCCTTTGAAGGCGCTTTTTTATTGAGAGAAAGGAAATGGCGAAAGCAAAAGACGTAAAAAGAACATCTAACGGTAAAATTGAGTATTCTGGTAAAACTTTTGATGGTTTTAATAAACCTAAAAAAAGCGATAGACCAGGCAAGAAAAAAATGGTTTTAGCTAAAAAAGGCGACGAAATTAAATTAGTACATTACGGCGCTACGGGTTATGGGCATAACTATAGTGATAAAGCTAGAAAAAGTTATCTAGCAAGAAGTGCAGGTATAAAAGGAAAAGACGATAAATTTAGTGCTAATTATTGGGCTAGAAAAGATTTATGGGCCGGAAAAGGGGGTAGTGTAAAACAACCTAATAAAAATGGTCCTAAAAAATAATGGAAGGTGCCGACAAGGTGTCAAAGCGGATTTGAACTCCGTGGTATCGTGCAAATGATAGGGTTTCGATTACTCCACCTTCCTCCAAAATGGTTCTGTAGTGATAACTGGCTAACATACCGCTTTCGTAATGCGAAGTTCCGAGTTCGAATCTCGGTAGAACCTCCAAATTTTTTAACTTTTATATTGTGGGCTACTATATTATTTGTTATAATTAACTATAAATAAGGAAAACTTTATTAAAGAAACTAAGCTGTTATAGTGTTAATGGATAACACACCGGTTTTGTACTCCGGAAATCATGGTTCGACTCCTTGTAACAGCACCAATTTAAAAAAGTAAATAAAGTGAAATTAATTGTTGATCATACTAATATGACTAAAGGCGTAGTTAATGCTTTTTGTAAAGCAGTTTTGCAGTAGTCGGTAAATAAAATTTATAGGGGTATAGTGTTAACGGATAGCACGACGGTCTCCAAAACCGCAAGTCTGGGTTCAAATCCTAGTACCTCTGCCAATTTGTGTGAAAAATAAATAATTATATTTTATTAAAGATGTTAAAATACTTTTAAGATAAAAGTTAACGCCCACGTAGCTCAATTGGACAGAGCAACGGATTTCTACTCCGTAGGTTGAGGGTTCGAATCCTTCCGTGGGCACCAATTTACTAGGAGAAAAAATGCTTTTTAAAAAATTAAAAAATTAAAAGATGGTGGGCCAGACTCTCCAGTAGATGGTTATTATCTACTTGAAATTAAATCCCTTTTTTCTATTGTTTTACTTAAATTTAATAAAGGTAAAAGAGAAACTTATCATACTCATGCGTTTAATGCTTATACTTGGTTTTTAAAAGGTGAATTATTAGAAGAAAATTACGATGGATCAACCTATTTATACGCTAGATCATTAAAACCAAAATTTACTCCTAGATCAAAAAATCATAGAGTTATAGCAACTAAAACTAGTTGGTGTATTTCTATTAGAGGTCCTTGGGCAAAAACTTGGACTGAACACGATGTGCTTACAGGAAAATGTATAACACTAACACACGGTAGAAAAATTATTAACGGATAGGTGACAGAGCGGCTGATCGTGCTTCCCTGCTAAGGAAGTGAACCGAAAGGTTCCGAGGGTTCGAATCCCTCTCTATCCTCCAATTTTATAGAAAGATAAAATATGAAAGTAAAAATCACTGATAAAGGTAATTTTACTACTATTCATGATGCAGCTAATCATATAGCTAATTTATTAAAAGATACTTGTGATAGTTATCAAGTTATCTACGCTCACCCTAGTCGTGGTGGGTTTGTAAATATTTCAAAAACACAACCAACATTCAATAAAAATAAGGCAGCTGAATAAGCTGCCTTAACTATTTAAAGGTATATAAATGAAAAAAGTATTACTAACTGATGTAGACGGAACCTTTCTAGATTTTAGAAACTCTTTTATGAGATTTTGTAAAGATAAAAGGTGGATTTCTCCAGAATATAAAGAGCATGAACGGATGCATCAAATTATGGGTTGGACTCCTGAGTTATCAGATGCTATTGTAGCTGAGTATAGTGAGTCTTCTTTTGGGGCTACTTGTGAGTTACATTCTGACGCTATCTTTGCTATGAATTATTTAAAAGAAACTGGTTGGGATATTATTGCGATTACCAAATGGCATGATAGTGACCAAGCTATCGAAAATAGACTTGCTAACATATCTGAATACTTTGGGTTTTCTTTTTTCAAGGAAGTTCATTGTATTGGGTTGAAAGGAGATAAACGACCTCTCCTTAATAAGTATGTTAATGAATATGATATTGCTTTTTGGGTAGAAGATCATGTTAAATGGGCGCAAGTAGGTGCTGAAGAAGGTGCTACCTCTTTCTTATTGGATAGAGGTTATAATACTGCATGGGAAGGTTTAGACGTATTTCGTGTTAAAAATTGGTTAGAGGTATGTAAACATGCAAAACGATTGGAATCCTAATCTTTTTGATAAAGTAATATATTTTTCTAGCAGTAGCAGAGATTATGGTTGGTTAAGTAATTTCTACGAGTCCGATATTACTTATAATAGTAAAATATACAAAAGTGGAGAACATTTATTTCAATCATTAAAAGCTGTAGACGAAAAAGGTAGTGAGTGGATAAGAAAAAGCACAACACCTGGTATAGCTAAAAAACGTGGTAGACAATTAATATTACGTGATGACTGGGATAAAATCAAAGATGATAAAATGGCTTTAACTTGTTTTCATAAATTTGTATATAATAAAGAATTAATAGAACGACTATTAGCCACAAGTAATGCTACTTTAGTAGAATTTACTACTTGGAATGATATTTATTGGGGTGTAAATACCGAATATAAAGGCAAAAATATATTAGGTAAGACTATTATGATTCTTAGAGATTTTATAAAGATAAATTCTTAGTGAATTATATTATAGGATACAACTATATGCATTAATTTTTTAGTTGATTGATGCTATTATATATTATATAATGGTTATATTAATTGAGAGATACTCATTTAAAATATAAGAAAAGAGGAACAAATATGAAATATACTTTATTAGGGGTTCTGTTATCTTCCGTGATTGCTATTCCTGCAATTGCGGGTGATGCGCAACCTTCTACAGATTGGAATGCAAACTGGGGATTTATGAGTCCTAGTGATAAAGCAGTTCTTTTTAGTCAAGCTGACTTAATTGAATGGCAAAAAAATGGTGGATATAATACTACTAATAATATCGACCAAAGCACTATTATTGGAGATACTAATATTCAGTGTGATAGTGGGGATAATAAATTTAGTGGTGGATGTACTACTAAAATTGACCAACAAAATAATTCAACTGCGATTGGTAGTCAAGTAGTAAACGATCAGAGTAATACTAATAATACCTCTATTCACGTAGATGGTAAAGGTAATTCTGTGGAAGTTACTAACGACCAAAATAACGCAACTGATAACAATAATGCAAATACTAACGGTGATACTACTGCTTCTAGTGAAGTAACTAATATCACTAATCAGTATTCACAATAAGAAAGGCTATATAATGTTAAGAAAATTATTATTAACAGGCGGATGCCTTTTAGCTCTAAGTGCTTGTACAGCAGGTACTAATCCTTCAAAAAATATGGATGTTATGGAAGGTCCTCCAGTAACAAATATTCATACTCCGTATGATGATGTTTTATCTTGTGCCTATGATAAGTTAAAAGGTCATGATTTAGCATGGGTAGGTGTCGGTGATATTAAAGATGCTACAGGTAAATTTGCAAATGGCGACGGTGGTAACGGATTTTATGTTACTCAAGCGGCAGGAGATATTGCACAAAATGCTTGGTTTGAAATTCAACCAGATAATGTAGTTAACCGACGTGATTTCAGTGTTATGTTATTAGAAAACAGCTTAGGAAGAGTTTTAAAGATTAAAACTTCTGATTATCATGTTACCGGTAGTATTAATACTTTAGATTTCTTACCTGGTGGTGGTTTTGATGTTACCGTGGCAGGTGTTGGAGCTAAGGCCAGACAGTATAGAATGATAGTTGGTATGGACTTAACCTTAACAGATACTAATACATCTGAGATTGTAGCACAGACTAGTCTTAATAAACAAATTGTAGCACTAGATTATGGTATGGGTATTGGTAGATTTTTCGGTGATACATTAGTAACATTAGACATTGGGGAACAACAGAGAGAAGCTGTTGGTATTGCTACAAGAGCGGTATTACAACAAGCAAGTTTTAATCTGGCTTCCCAATTATACGACGATGTTGATATGAGTGAGTGTAATGCTATACTTGATAACGTCGAAAACGTAAAATAATAGTATCTAAGATACTATAACTTAACTTAAAGAAAGGTATATAATATATGAAGAATTTAATTTTATCTACAGTTGCAGCTTTAGCTCTGATGAGTACTGCTGTTCAGGCTGACGATAATCAGGTCAATCTTGAGGCAGGTAACTTTGCTGTAAATACTGGAACTATCTTAGTTCCTGGTGTACAAGGGAATCTATTTGTTGGTAAAGCTTCTCAGTCTGTTGAAGCTGTAGGCGCTGTCTCTTCTACTACTCAGAAGAATGTAGATGGTGATGATAATCAAGCTAACTTAGGAGGACTTAATGGTTCTTATAACGAGGCTTTAATTGTTGCTGCTGGAGTTCAAGGTAACTTACTTGTAAATAAGGCGACTCAAAGCGTTCTAGCCGTAGGTGCTCAGACTTCTATGAGCCAGACTAACCGTGATGCCGGCGAAGATCAACTTAATGTCACAGCATTAAACGGCGCTCTTAATACCGGAACTATCGTAGCTGTTGGTGGACAGGTTAATCTTCTAACAAATAAGGCAACACAAAGTGTTGCTGCTGTTGGAGCAGGGTCTTTTGTTAGTCAGAAGAACGTAGGCGGTGATAACCAGACTAACTTATCTCTTGGTAACTTTGCAGTAAATACTGCAACTGTAGTTGCTGGAGGAGTTCAGCTTAACGGTGGTGTTAGTAAGGCATCTCAGTCTGTTTCGGGCGTAGGTGCTAGTGCTAGTACATCTCAGGTTAATCGCAGTAACTAAAGATTAAGCCTCTGGGGGAAGGCTTTAAATATCCCCCATTTTTAGTAACCACCTAGAAAATAAAATTAATTTTTTCTTGGTGATTTCTCAAAATATTGATATAATAAAAAACATTGAAGGAGCTGCGTAGTTAAGGATTTCTTCGAGAGATTTATCTTTCACGACCAATAAAAAAGCCTTAACGCCTTTTCTCTCCGAAAAAAAAGTTCTTTCACCTAACAGCAAATTCTTTAGGAGAAGAAAAATGAAATTAAATAATAAAGCACAGCGCTTCGGCGGTAGAGTAACTGAAACTACTACATATAATGGTGCACCTGCATATCGACAATCAGCAGATTTAGAGCTAGTACGTCTAGTTGTAACTTGTATGTTTGGAGAACCAAAATTTTATGAATCAGGTGATGATCGTATTACACGTATGAATGAACTTGTCAGTGAATTAGTACGTACAGGAAAAGCAGATTTCGTAGCTAAATTAGGGGTTTATGCTCGTAAAGTTATGAATATGAGAACTGTTAGTATTGCTTTACAAGTTATACTTGCTAAGCAATTACGTAATCATAATGTAAAACTACCTTTACTACGTAAAGCTATAACTGCGACTATTAGCCGTGCAGATGAAATTACTGATACTTATGCCTACGCTCTTAGTGAGTTTGGTAGCAAGAATAAAGTACCTCAAGCTATTAAGAAAGGTGTAGCAGATTCATTCTATAAGTTTGATGAATATCAATTTGCTAAATATAATCGCGGAACTGAAGTAAAATTACGTGATGTGTTACGTATTACTCATGCTAAACCACAAAACCACAAACAAAATATTATTTTTAATCGTATCATTAATGACGAATTAAAAACCCCAGATACTTGGGAAACTAAAATTTCTACTGAAGGTTCTAACACTGAAAACTGGCAGGAAGTAGCAAACAACCCAAAAACTGGGTTTATGGCTTTACTTCGCAACTTACGTAACTTCGTAAATCACGATGTTGATCTTACTAAAGTAATTAGTCGTTTGACTAATGAAGAAGAGGTCCGTAAAAGCAAACAGTTACCTTATCGTTTTTATACTGCGTATAAGGAATTAGGTGGAGATATCGGATCTATATCGTATTCTAGTTATGATACAATTAAGGTTAATGGTAAACTATTAGCTGCTCTTGAAACTGCTTTTGATATTTCTATTGATAATATTCCTGACTTAGGAGATACTATCTTAGTTGTTGATGTTAGTGGTAGCATGGCAAGCCCTATCTCTAATAAGAGTACTATTCGTATGGTAGAGTTAGCAGCAGTATATGCATCAGCAGTATGGAGTGCTAGTGTTCGTAGAGGACGAGATAGCATGATTGTAGCTTTCGCTGATATTGGTAAAGTAATTACTCCACGTAGTCATAGAAGTACTGCTCTAAGTGTTGCTACTTCTATTCTTGATGAAGTTAATAGAATTGGTTATGGCACTAATGTTAACTCTGCTTGGCAGGCCGCAAAAAATGCAAAACTAACGGGTAATACTATTATGTTATTTACTGATATGCAATTCAATAGATTTAAAAGCTGGAATGGACGTAGCGAGTTAGAGCCTGAGAACTATGGAGTAGCAAATAATAGTACTAACAAAGTATTATTTGATCTACAAGGTTACGCTGCTAACCCATTTACTGAAATTAGTGGATGGACTCAATTATCTGGTTGGTCAGACAAGGTCTTTGATCTTCTGACTACTTCAGATAAGTCTGATGAAATTATTAGAACCGTTAATAACTATACGTTTTAAATAGTTTAACTTGGCGGGCTTTTCTCGGAAAGCCCGCTTTTTTTTTTGAAAAAATTATATATCAACATCAAGAGGATCGCAGTGAAATTTAAATTATTGTATTTAATATTAGGTTTTTTATTATTATTGCCACAAACTAGCTATGCTAAA